CTTGATATTTATACCGGCGGTTGATATTTGGTTTGTGTCCTCATGACTTTCTGCCGACGTGGTTTCGACATACCATACTTTAACCTCCAACTTTAATTTTCTCAGCTTTTTCTGGTCTCCTTTCAGCGTGCAGAAAGTACATTAAAGTAATCTAAAACTCGGTAGGAAGTCGTGATGATGCAAATCAAACTCAACCGCTATATTTGAAAGGATGACCCATATGGCAAGAAAGTATAAAGAAACTTCTGACGAAGGCTCAAGACGAACCCGTCCAGCTATATCTTCAGAAGCACGAGAGAACCAACTAATCAACATGGCTTTGGATTTAGCAGAACAGCAGCTCAAAGATGGTACTGCAAGGTCTCAAGTCATTACCCATTTCCTGAAATTAGCGACTGAAAAGGAAAAGACAGAGCGAGAACTGTTACTTCTCCAGAAAGAACTGGTTAAGGCAAAGACAGATGCCCTCGAAGCCGCAGTGCGTAACGAAGAACTTTTCAACAACGCTATAAAGGCGATGGCAGAATACAATGGTGAAGGCGAAGACGAAGATTACCAAGAAGATGGTTACTATGATTAATCAGAGAACCTATTCAGAGTTAATCCAGTTATATTCTTTCAAGGAAAGATTCAACTACCTTCGATTGGGCGACAAACACCACCAAGACGATAGCGGGTATTTTAGGTATCTCACTCAAGAATTCTACCGTTCAAAAGAATGGCACAAAATTCGTAATCATGTAATACTCCGAGATGGGGGATGCGACTTGGCGTGTGAGGAATACCCAATTGGAGGTAGAGTCTTCATCCATCATATGAAACCATTAACACAAGAAGACTTTTTGAATAGAACCATATTTCTGTTAGAACCAGAGTTTATGATAACTTGTAGTAAAAACACTCACGAGTTAATCCATTACGGCGGAGAATCGGAAAGACCATACAACTTTACCGAAAGACGTCCTGGCGATACAGCATTGTGGTGATATAGGAGGATCTCAAAATGGAAAATGAAAAGAATAAAGTTAACTACAATAAAATTCCGAAGAAGAAACCTGAACCTGTAGAAGTTACAGAACCTATTGCAGAATCAGTATCTGTCGAAACTCCAGTCGAAGAACCTGTGAAAAAGGAAACTTCGAAAAGAGGCATTGTCAATTCTTCTTGTCCACTTAACTTAAGAAGTGAACCTAAAAAAGATGCAAAGATCGTTACGATAATGCCTGGTGAATCAAGACTTTCTATTGAAGGCGAAGATGGTGATTTCTACAAGGTTAAGTTTAACAGCGTCGAAGGTTATGCAATGAAGAAGTTTATAGACGTAAAGTAACGAGGTGGGAGATATGAGAAACGAATACACGGATTATATCGCTCACGGTCACAAGTACTTTGCGGTTATAGATCTCGGCAAGAAGAATTCAAAAGGCACTAAGCTTAAACGATATTTCTATAGTGCTAACGAGTATAAGAACTATCTTGCAGGAAAGAAAACACTCGACGATAAGCTTATGGAAGCCACAGCCAAGGCCTACAAGAAAGTTAAAGGTATCGCATCTACAGCAAAGGCACTTCCAAAACTTGCTAAGGCTGTTAAAAACACGAATAAAGAAGTAAAAGCTTTGAAAAAATCTGGACTCGACGAGGAATCAGCAAGAGACGAAATCCGTTTCAGAAGCGCTGATCAGCATCTTGCGAGAGCTGGTCTTAAAAAAGTTGGTGAAAAAGGCGATAGAATACTCGCAGTAGACAGAAATGGCAAGGGATATCGCATGGATAGGTATACCCGAGAGATCACAAAACCGGTTCATCAGACCGATCCCGAATATTCCAAAGATGTAAGCAAAGAACTTATCAAGAAAAACCCAGCACGCGCTGCAACTAAACTCAAAATGCCTGAAATCTCGAACAATAATTCACCATACGGAAAGATCGGTAAGGCTATATCAAAAGTTGTCGACAAAACTGTAGGGGAAAAAGTTCGAGAAGACTTCATGGAAAGAATGCTTGAAAAGGGCATCAACAAAGCAAACGCTGAGGCTCTGAGAAAGAAGCTCGACGAAACTTATGACAGAGCTACGAAGATCAGCACAAGCGCAAACAATCTCAAGAACAGACTTGATAACCTTCAGGAAGCGTTTACTAGTGGCGACGGCGATAAAGCTTTAGAGACTATGGACGATATGCTTAAAGATCAGGAAGCTATTCAGAAGGATATTCTCACAATTGTTGACGAGATGATGCCTGAAGCTAAGAAAGTAGCAGACACATTCCTCGATATGGGCAAGAAGACTCTCGATACTGCTACGGCTGGACCTAAAGACATTGCCGAGGAAGTTAAGGAAAACCCTGATAACAAAACTAAAATTAGAGATCCATTAGCTGTATTAACCGGTCCAAGTAGTGTTACCGACGATCCAGATAATATGAAGAAGATTCAGGATGCAGTAAATAAGGCTTTCGAAGAAAAGAACAAGAAGAGAAAGAAGTGATCAAATGACCATACTCGAAGATGTTAAGAAGTTCATTCCAATAAATCTCGAGGACGATTCTTTTGACGCGGCTCTTATACTGCACATAAACGGACTATTCTTCGAGCTTATGCAGCTTGGGATCGGACCGGCAACAATACCATTCTCGATTCAAAATGATTCAGAGTGGTCAGAGTTTGAGTGTTTGCCGCAGCAGCTCGATACGGTCAAACTTTTCATATGTGCTAAAACAAAACTGAGATTTGACACCCCTACGAGTAGTGCAGTATCTCAGGCACTTAAAGAAACGGTCGAAGAAGTCGAAACTCGTCTTCACTGGAACCAGGATTATGGAACGTGAGGTGATATAATGTTCACAGTTGAAACTAAAGAAGAACTTGAGTTATATCACTCAGGTATTAAAGGAATGAAATGGGGAATTCGTAGGTATCAGAATCCAGACGGCTCACTTACACCAGCTGGACGAAAGAGATATATGAAGAACCCAAAATGGAGAGCTAAGTATCTCGAATACCAGAAGCAGAAGATCAGAGAATCCGAAGCAAAGAAAGCAGCTGCTAAGGCAAAGTCAAAAGAGAACTTGCTCAAAAGTAGTAATGCAAATGAACTCTATGCAAGAAGAAACGAACTCACTACCGAAGAAATTATGGAAAGAGTTCGTAGACTTCAGGCTGAGGATAGTCTTTCACGATATGTAAAGAAAGAACCTTCAAAGTTTGAGAAGCTCAAAGGCGGAATCGATAAGGTTCTTGATACTGGTCAGTCCATATACGATTTCACTCAGAAACCAGCAGGTAAATTAGCTATAAAACAGGCTAAGAAGTATCTCGGAATTTCTGACGAACCTACGAGAGTTGATTACGGAAGAGAAATTCGCAATATGGCTGGTTTATCAGACGCTAGAATCAAAGAACTCCGAGATCGCATCAGCAATGAACGTCAGCTTAGGAATTACTACAATGAACTTCAGCAGGCTAATCGAAGAGGTAATAATCCTGCTGATAATGCAAGACTTAACAATGTCGAAGATGAACTCAAGAAACTTCGTGAGCTGCTCGAAGCACAAAACGGAGGAAGTAGTTCATAAAATCAAAATAAAAAGGAGAACCGAAAATGCTTTCCAATACAGCGACGCCTAAGTACTATGGTAAGTTTAGAGACGCTGTACTACGAGGCGAGATAGTAGTAAATGAAAAGATCTCAATGGAAATGAATCGAATAGATGCATTGATAGATGATCCGGAAGTTTACTACGATGATAAAAAAGTCGAAGGTTGGATTAAGTTTTGCGAAAAAGAACTTACTCTTACTAACGGCGACGATGTGCATTTATTAGACACTTTCAAATTGTGGGCTGAGCAAGTCTACGGTTGGTGGTATTACGTTGACAGACAGGTATTTGATGCAGAGACAAAAAGATACCATCCTAAACGAATACTAAAGCGTCTTATAAATAAACAGTATCTGATAGTGGCGAGAGGTGCTGCAAAATCTATGTACCTTTCGTTCCATCATAGCTATGAACTCAATGTAGTTAGTAAAACAACACATCAAATAACAGTTGCTCCAACAATGAAGCTTGCAGAAGAGGTATTATCTCCTATTCGAACTTCTATTATTAGAGCAAAAGGTCCATTATATAAGATGCTTACTGCTGGTTCACTTCAAAATACAACTGGCAATAGAATGAATAGAAAACATCTGGCAGCAACGAAGAAGGGTGTCGAAAACTTTATCACAGGTTCGTTACTCGAGGTTCGAGCAATGGCAATTGAAAAGGTTCAGGGTTATCGAGGACAACTTGCTACTGTGGATGAATGGCTCTCTTGTGATATTCGAGAGGATGTTATAGGAGGCATTGAGCAGGGATGTTCTAAGAACGATGATTACCTTATTATTGCTACATCATCTGAAGGTACTGTAAGAAACGGTGCCGGTGACGACATTAAGATGGAACTTATAAGTATTTTACGTGGGGATTATGTTAACCCTCATGTAAGTATTTGGTGGTATTGTCTCGACGATATTCAAGAAGTCAACGATCCTGAAATGTGGATCAAAGCAAACCCGAATTTAGGTAAGACAGTCACTTACGAGGTATATGAACTTGACAAGGAGAGAGCGGAAATAGCCCCTGCGACAAGGAATGATATTCTCGCAAAGAGATTTGGCATACCTATGGAAGGTTACACTTACTTCTTTAGATACGAAGAGACATTAATACACGACAAAAGATATTCTTTCAGAGGAATGGCTTGTTCTGTTGGTGCCGACCTTTCAATGGGTGATGACTTCTGTGCATTTACATTCATGTTCCCAACTTCTTATGGCGAATTTGGTGTAAAGACAAGAGCTTACATTACTGACAAAACCTATTATAATCTCCCTCCTTCTTTAAGGAATAAATACGATGAATTTAAAAGAGAAGATACGTTAATAGTAATGGAAGATAGAATAACTCTTGATATGATGGAAGTGTATGACGATGTGGACAATCATATAATGGATATGGACTACGACGTTCGGACATTTGGATACGACCCATACAATGCTACGGCGTTTGTTGACAGATGGGAGAAGGAAAATGGTCCATTCGGCATAGTGAAAGTTCCTCAAGGTTCAAGGACAGAATCTGTCCCTCTTGGCGAACTTAAACATATGGCTGAAGAAAGAATACTATTATTTGATCAGTTGATTATGCAATACTGTATGGGTAATGCTATAACACTCGAAGATACAAACGGCAATAGGAAACTATTTAAACAGCGAAGGGAAGACAAAATCGACTGTGTTGCAGCTATGATTGACGCATACGTTGCATACAAGACTATTCCTGACGCTTTCTATTAAATAAGGAGGGATCAAAATGCCTTCAAACGTTGAGAATATTCTCAATGGAATTCTCACTGGTGATGGGTCTGGTATTCAGAAACCTGCATCACGAGTTGAGGAACTTCTTTACGCTATCTACCAGAACGGTGGAGGCGGTGGCGGTGGAACTTCTACCGTATACAGAAACACAACAGAGTACTGGAATTCTCAGACAGGCATTTCAGAACTCAACGCCATGTACATTTATGTCGACTATGATACAGACGAACATGGCTTAGTACCAGCTCTTAAAATTGGCGATGGCGTTCATACTGTTGCCGATTTAAGATTCATAAGCGCGGGTTCTGCGGCTGAAATCACGGACGAAGATGTTGATAGCTGGAATAATAAGGTAACAGCAAACATCGACCCTGAAGACCCGGAGAACATCGTAATTTCACATTAATTCATATTTATAGGAGGAAAACACAATGGCTGATCTTTCAAAACTTACTTACAATGGCGTTACTTATAACATCAAGGATGAAGTAGCAAGAGAAACACTCGCAGGCGCAATCAAGATTCTTGGTGCAACAACAACAGCACTCGTAGACGAGGCAACAACAAACCCAATCACAGTAAACGGCGAATCAGTAACTGCTGTAGGTAACGACGCAGTATTCTACAACAGCAAGGAATTCGTATTCGACGGTACTTATTGGCACGAATTTGGCGATATGACTGGACTCGGTGATCTCGCTCAGCATGATCTTGATGACATCGAATTCACAACAACAGTATCACAGGCAACAGCTGAAACAACAGTATCACCGGCAACAGCTACAACAACAGTAGCTACATCAACTGACGAAACAGCCACAGTAGCTCCAGCAGCATCAGGTGAAGCAACATACACACCAGAAGGTACAATCTCAGGTACAGCTATCGGTTATGCTTCAGGTACATGGGATGCAGTTAAGGTTTCAGTAGGCGGTGCAAATAATGAAACCCTCATTATCGAAACTGCTAACGAACCAACAATCGGCACACAGGGTACATTCACAGGTACTGGTGTAAGACTCGAAACAGGTTCTATCTCTGTTCCTGCTACATTCACAACAACAGTTGCTGAACAGACAGCTTCAACAACAGTATCTGCTCAGACCGCTACAACAACAGCAGCGTACGAGTCTTAATTCAAAATAATTTCTAAAGGGGAGGATGTCAGAAATGGCAGATATCTCGAATATGACGCTTAATAACGTCAACTACAATGTTAAGGATGCCAGTGCTTCCGCGAGACCATTAGGTGATGGTTACTCCAAAACTGGCACCCTCCCTATCTCTTCTACTGACACAATTAGTGAAGCGATAGGAAAACTTGAAAACACGACAGGCAACATTAATTCAGTATTAGAGGCGGTGTTGTGATATGCCTACAATAGCTGAAAACTTACAAAGATTAGTAAGCGCCAAATCAGGCATAGCAGACGCTATTACTGCTAAAGGTGGTACTGTAAATTCAGGTGACGGATTCGAGGAATTCCCGGCTGATATCGCTACAATTCCGAGTGGTGGAGTTGATTTCTTTAACGTTAGCTGTAGTCTACAGGCTATGCCAAGAACCAAAGCACCTGATTTTAATGTATCGTATGATATAAATTCAATCGTGAGTGTATCGTGGTGGGTAGGAAGTATCGGACCAATTTTGTTCGGATCCTACATCTGGTCAGACGGAAATGATATTTATTATTCAACGGGTTCAGAACAATACGTCTTAGATAAGAGTACAAGTACATGGACTACAAAAACATGGTCTGGTTTAAATTCCATCGTCGGACTTTCCATCTGGACTGATGGAACCAATATTTATTATTCAAACTATTCAACTCAATACGTCTTAGATAAGAGTACATGGACATGGACCACAAAGACATGGACTGGTTTAACTTCATTTGATGCCCAGTACATATGGTCAGACGGTAGTAATATATATTATTCAGACGGTACAACTCAATACGTCTTAGATAAGAGTACAAGTACATGGAGCACAAAGACATGGTCTGGTTTAACCTCATTTAAGGGCCATACCATCTGGTCAGACGGCAATGATATATATTATTCGTCTGGTTCAACTCAATACGTCTTAAATAAGAGTACAAGTAGATGGACTACAAAGACATGGTCTGGTCTAACTTCATTTTATGGTAGCGCTATCTGGTCAGACGGCAATGATATATATTATTCGTCTGGTTCAACTCAATACGTCTTAAATAAGAGTACAAGTAGATGGACTACAAAGACATGGTCTGATTTAACTTCATTTTATGGCAGTAACATTTGGTCAGACGGTAGTAATATATATTATTCAGACGGTACAACTCAATACGTCTTAAATAAGAGTACAAGTACATGGACTGCAAAGACATGGATTTCAGCAACAACTACGTTTAAACCATCGTATAATTGCATCTGGTCAGACGGAAATGATATTTATTATTCGTCTGGTTCAACTCAATACGTCTTACTGAAAGGTACAAATGTATGGCGCACAAAAACATGGGCTGGTCTAACTTTATTTAAGGGCGAATACATCTGGTCAGACGGCAATGATATCTATTATTCAAACGGTACAACTCAATACGTATTAGACAAAACAACAAGTACGTGGACCACAAAGACATGGTCTGGTCTAACCGCATTTGGTGGTCAATATATCTGGTCAGACGGCAATGATATATATTATTCGTCTGGTTCAACTCAATACGTCTTAGATAAGAGTACAAGTACATGGAGCACAAAGACATGGTCTGGTTTAACTTCATTTTATGGCAGTAACATTTGGTCAGACGGTAGTAATATTTATTATTCAGAAGTTTCAACTCACGTCTTAGATAAGAGTACAAGTACATGGACTAAAAAGACATGGTCTGGTCTAACTTCACTCTATGGTGACGATGTATGGTCAGACGGTAGTAATATTTATTATTCATACAATTCAAATCAATACGTCTTACTGAAAGGTACAAATGTATGGAGCACAAAGACATGGTCTGGTTTAACTTCATTTTATGGCAGTAACATTTGGTCAGACGGTAGTAATATTTATTATTCATATGCTTCTGGAAGTACATCATACCAATACCGTATTCCAAAAGCAACTTTAAGTTAAATTCAAAAGAAAGGAAATGATTATTATGTATTACTTAGCAATTGTACAGAACAACAACACAAAGGCTCTTTATGACTACGAGTCTTACGATGCAGCACTCGCAGCATTCCACAACGAACTTGCCTACAGAGGAGAAGGCAGAATATCAACTAAGTGTGCGCTTCTTGACGCTAACCTCTCAATGATTAGACAGGAAGTATATGGCGCTGAAACAACCGTTAATGAAAACGTAACGGAATAAATTCACACCAAAAAGAGAAAACGAGAATAAACGGTAAAGGAAAAGGAAAATTAAAATGAAAATTATGATTTCACAGCCGATGAACGGCAAGACAAGAGAACAGATCGAAGCCGAAAGAATGGAACTTCGTATGAAGTTCGAAGCAGAAGGACATACGGTCATTGATACTATATTTGCAGACTCACCTGAAGAAGCACAGAACAAGCCTGTATGGTACTTCTCAAAGGCTATCGAAGCGATGTCAACTGTAGACGCAGTTTACTTCATGGAAGGTTGGGAAGAAGCGAGAGGCTGCAAGCTTGAACATCAGATTGCAGAAGCTTACGGCGTAGAAATCCTCTAACTAACATAAAACAACTCTGCTTACCATAAAATCACCCCAAATCCAAAGAGAAAACGAGAAAACACTGTTTATTTGAAAGTGAATAAACGGTAAAGGGAAATTAAAAATGGATGATACAAAAATACGTGAAGACCTCAACAAAAGAAAAAACGAACTTCTTGAAACCGTAACCGCAATCAACAGTATATTACCTAGGTACATGGATGATTGTGTTGATGATTACAAGGAAAAGTCAACTATTAAGACTGACTGGCTCGACAAGAAGATGCGGTGAATCGCAATGACAAACAAATCTAGCAAGAAAGGCGGTGTTTTATGTTCACTCCGTACAATCCTAACCCACGAGGAATCAACACTGGAGACTGTGTAATCCGAGCAATATGTAAAGCTATGGATAAAACCTGGGAGAAAGTTTACACTGAACTCACGGTTAAAGGTCTTCAGGAAGCAATGTGGGGAGATACAAATACAGTCTGGGAAAAGTACCTTAAAGAACACGGGTTTGTCAAGGAACTACTTCCAAACACCTGCCCGGACTGCTATACAATTGCCGACTTTGCAAATGAACACAAAACCGGCACATTTATCGTCGCTACAGGAACTCATGTGGTTACTGTAAAGGACGGTAAATACTTCGATACTTGGGACTCTGGTTATTTGATCCCAAGCTATTACTTTCGTCTTGAGGAGGGTAACAAATGATGGCTCCACAGTATAACGGATACCCGTATTATGGTCCATATAACCCTGGACTCACGAACACGTCCCCTCAACAGGCGTATGTTCTATCTCAGTCAGTACAGCCTCAAATTCGTAGTGGTGGTATAGTGACCGTTGCTAACGAAGACGAAGCAAGAAGATACCCAGTAGCTCCAGGATACACAGTTACTATGAGAGATGAGACAAAACCATACCTTTACGAAAAGACTATGGGCTACTCTCAGCTTGATCAGCCAATATTCAGGAAGGCTAGACTCGTATTTGAGGATGATACACCTCAGGCACAGGAAAGCGTACCAGTACCAGAGAAATCACCTGAACCTGCACCTGTATACGCTGAACTCTCACAGCTAGAGGCACTTAAAGCGTCGGTATCTGAGGAGCTACAGAATCTTCGAAAAATGATTGACAATATTAAGAATCCTCAAAATAATAACAATAATAAGGACAAGGGTAATAGAAATGATTCAAAATAACATGATGGCATTTATGCAGTTTGTACAGAATCCTGCAGCTTTCTTTCAACAGAGAGGAATGCAGCCACCACCTCAGAATGCACTTGGATCCCCACAGGAACTTATTCAGTACATGATGAATTCCGGCAGCATCTCGCAGGAACAGTACAATAATGCAGCAATGCAGGCAAAACAGCTACAGAACAACCCTCAGTTCATGCAAATGATTCAGGGCTGTTTTAACACAAACCATTAAATAATCTACAAAGGAGAAATGAGATTATGGCGCTTGGCGAAAACAACAACATGGGCACAACAATGCTCGTTTCACCGGCAGCAGCACCAATGTACTACGGTAACAATGGCGGCGGTCTCGGTTTCGGAAACGATTGGGGCAGTCTTATCATTCTGTTCCTCCTCTTCGGCATGTTCGGTAACGGTGGCTTTGGCTATGGTGGAGGCTTTGGAGGCAACTCTGAATTCCCATGGCTCTTCAACGGTCAAAATGGAATAAATGCAAACATGAACAATGGATTCCAGAACGCCCAGCTCAACGATAACGTAACATCTGTAAGAGACGGTATTAACGCCCTCAGTACACAGCTCTGCAACAGCACTGGAACCATTCAGAATTCTCTTTGCAGCGGCTTCAACGGTGTAAATGCTTCAATCAATGGTGCTCAGAACGCTATTGCTGGACAGCTTTACGCAAATGAAATCGCTAACCTCGAAAGATCATATGCGGCTCAGACAGCAAATACACAGGGTATGAACGCTCTTCAGGCTCAGCTTGCCCAGTGTTGTTGCGACAATAGAGCTGCTACACAGGACGTAAAGTTCACAATAGCTCAGGAAGAATGTGCAACAAGAGCTAACTCAACAGCGAATACTCAGGCAATCCTTGATAAGCTCTGCCAGCTCGAACTCGATGGTTACAAGCGTGAAAACGACAGCCTCAGAACACAGCTGACATTCGCAAACATGCAGGCTTCACAGACAGCTCAGACAGCAGAACTCAGAAACGCACAGGCTACGACAGCAAACCAGCTTGTAAATGAGCTTCGTTCTTGCCCAATCCCGGCTCAGCCTGTATATGGTAATACTCCAATCTTCACATGCGCGCAGAACGTTGCCGGATGTGGCTGCAATGGTTTTAATGGTTGATGGGAGGTGGCAATATGGCTGCCGAATATTCAGCTAATGCGGTACAGACAGTCGCAGTAAACGCACCAGTTGTGTTCACTGAATCGCCAGTACCATGCAGCCGAGGTATCATCTTTCACAGAGATGAGTCAGGTATATTTCGTCTTGCTAATAACGCTGTATCCAATACTTGTCGCTGTGGATGCGGTTGTAGAAGAGTTTACGAATCTCTCTATACTGTAACATTCCACGGAAACATAGCAATAGCCGAAGGTGGAACAGCGGAACCAATTCAGCTCTCCATTTCAATAGACGGAGAACCAGACCCAAGCAGTACAATGATTGTAACACCAGCCGCTGTTGGTGACTTCCAGAATGTTGGAGCAGAGATCATTGTGGCTGTTCCGAGTCTTTGTGGATGCGAAAGTATCTCGGTAAGAAACACAAGCACACAGGCCATTGATGTACAGAACGCAAATCTGACAATCAACTACCTTGGTTTAAGACGAGTTCTGTAAGGAGGAGATAATTATGTCACACAAACTTAGAAATCTTCGTGATAACCTCATGGAAGAGCTCGAATCATTTGCTGATAGACCAATAAACGAGAGAGACCTTGATTTCGTTGATAAGCTCAGCCATTCCCTCAAGTGCATCGACACAGTTTGCGCTATGGAAAACTATGATGGTTATTCTGGTAGAAAATATCGTGATAACTACTCAGGAAGAATGTATCGCGATAACTATTCATATGGCAATGGTAACATGGACTCTCGCAGAGGCTATGGCAATCTCGGAAGATACAGCAGAGATGAAGCCAAGGACAGACTCGTTAACGAGATGGAAGGCATGATGAACGAAGTGTCTCCAGAAGCTCAGCACGCAATCCAGAGAGCTATATCTGCGCTTAATATGGAATAATAGAAAGAAAGGATTTGGGGTGATATCATGGCTACTAGAGAGTATTTCTTAAAAGAAGCCAAAAAGAGAATAGGTAAAAAAGGAAATGACCTGTTCGAAATCTATGGATGTCGTACACATTGGTGCATGATGCAGGTTTATTACTTAATTCATGACGTATGTGAGATTGATATTCCAAAAACTTATAGCTGTTCAGTGTTTAAGAACTCTGGATTTGCTAAAAAACATCTCAACCACGACTACAAAACAGCTGAGGTTGCAGACATTATATTCTTCGAGAACAACGGGAATCGTGCAGACGGTCCGGATCACGTTGGTCTTGTAATAGAAAACACAGGCTCAACAATAAAGATTCTCGAAGGCAACACAAATGGCGTTGAGGGCAACTGGTACAACACAAGTACTACAAATGTATTTGAGTATCCTTACAACTATTCTGGATTTGATTGTATTATTGATATGTCTTCTTATTTTAATATTAATAATAATTTAATAAATAAAGAAGAAAGTAATAATACAATTTCAGAAAACTTTACAATGACTTTCAGAACTCTCAAAAGAGGAATGCATGGCGAAGACGTCAAAAGAATCCAGAGACTCCTCTTTGCTGATGGTTATTCTGTTGGCAATTGCGGAGACGACGGTGACTTCGGTCCAGAAACTGAAAGTGCAGTGTTAAGATACCAGCTTGACCATAACTTATCAAAAGATGGTGTAATAGGAGAAAAGACATTTAAATCCCTTTGGGGGTGTTAAGAGTGCCTACTATTAAAACCAGACTTACTAACCTATTGACTGTCAAATCGGTTGTTACATTTTTGCTAACAGGAGCGTTTGTATACCTTGCTATTGATGGCAGGATAGAGGCAAACGTGTTTATGACAGTCTACACAACAGTTATTGGGTTCTATTTCGGAACTCAGCACGAAAAGAAAGGCTAAAGGAGGGATCCAGTCAAAATGGAGAAGATCTCCCTTGGCGATAGGATTCGAAATGGCTGGAATGCGTTCTTAAACCGTGTTCCAAAAATGAATTTCTATGGCCAACAGTCGTATTCCAGCAGACCGGATCAGCCGCGACTCAGAAAAACAAGTAGCAAAGGCATGATCGCACCTATTCTCACAAGGATAGCAATAGATTGTGCTCAGACAGAACTTAAACACGTCAGATTAGATCCTGAAACAAAGAAATACTCTGACGATATTAAGGACTCAACCCTCCATGACTGCTTTAACTGGGAAGCGAACATCGATCAGACTGGATTTGACTTTAAACTCGACATTATGCTTTCTCTTCTCGACGAAGGATGTGTTGCTATTGTACCTGTGGACACCGATATGGATCCGTACGATGGCTCCTTCAATATTTTAACAATGAGAACAGCAAAAGTCCTCGAGTGGTTTCCTAGAGCGGTTAGAGTAGAATTATATAACGACCGAAACGGAAACAAACAGGAATTAACACTTCCTAAATCTCAAGTTGCTATCATCCAAAATCCTCTTTATTCCATACTGAATGAGCCTAACTCTACTCTCCAGAGACTCATTCGAAAATTGGCATTGTTAGACAGTGTCGACGAAAAAAGTAGTTCGGGTAAGCTGGATCTCATAGTTCAGCTCCCCTACTTGATTCGTGGTGAGGCAAGGAAGAAACAGGCAAAAGAGAGGCGTCAGGATATCGAAGACCAGCTCACAAATGGCAAATACGGTATCGCTTACACTGATGCAACCGAAAAGATTATTCAGCTCAATAGACCAGTTGAGAACCAGCTGATGTCTCAGGTTGAATACTTAACAAACTTATTATTCTCTCAGTTAGGTATTACTCAGTCTATTCTTGATGGTACAGCCGATGAACAGACATTACTTAACTATTACCAGAGAACAATAAATCCAATAATTGAAGCTGTGGTGTCAGAACTCAACAGGAAATTCATTTCTAGAACAGCTCGCACTCAGGGTCAGGCTATAATGGCATTCAGAGATCCGTTCAAGCTTGTACCAGTAAACAACATCGCTGAGATCGCTGATAAGTTCACAAGAAACGAAATCCTCAGTTCTAACGAAATCAGACAGATTATTGGCATGAAACCGTCTGATGACCCTAAGGCAGATGAGCTTATAAACTCTAACCTCAATCACAACGAGAATGAGATGCCAGCAGGGGAAGAAGAATATGAACAAGGAATTGATTCACAGGAGGAATAGCAAATGAAACTTCACAACACTGAAATCGACACAACAGGCATGGAACTCTCAAAGACAGAGGGCTACGTTGTACCAACAAGAGAGTACGAAAAGGCTAACGATCAGCACGTAAGAAACATCGTTCTCTACGCTGATGCAAACAAGGCACTTTTCCAGGATGCAGCAGGAACAAAGGCTGCTGTAGCTGCAGAAGCTCTCCGTCTCTTCAACATGGGCTCACTTATCATTGCTGCTGGTGATGTTAAGTACGTTCCTACAGCTGCTACACTCGACGGCACAACAGCTAAGTTCACAGTAGGATCAGACACCTACACAGCATAAGGAGGAACGTCAAAATGGTTGCAGATTTCGAAGGTTGGGTAACCAAGAACAACGTTGTCTGCGGTGACGGTCTGGTAATTAAGGAAAATGCTTTCGCCCACAATGACAGACAGACAGTACCTCTCGTTTACAATCACGATCATAACTCCATAGATAATGTTCTTGGATATTGTGAACTTGAAAATAGACGAGAAGGCGTCTGGGGTCGTGCATACCTCAATGATACAGAGTCAGGTGAGATTGCTAAGAAGATCGTTAAACATGGCGATGTTAAGGCTTTCTCTATCTACGCTAACTCACTCAAGAAGGATGGCAACAAACTCCTTCACGGTGACATCAAAGAGGTATCTCTTGTTCTTGCTGGATGTAACCCAGGAGCTCACATCAAGTATGTAGATATGGCTCACGGTGAAAACGGCGAACACGAGGAAGCTATTATCTCATTTATCGATGATCCGGAAGATAACGGCAACGACGAAACAATCGAACACAGTGATATAGCTCACAGTGACGATAAAAAGGAGGAACCAGCAGTGGCTGACGAAACCAAGGAAACAAAGACAGAAGGCAAGAGCATTAAGGATATTTTCCAGGGTGCTATGGGCAAACTGTCAGAAGAAGAACAGAACGCTGTATACGCTGTTGTGGGTATGGCGCTCAAAGATGACGAATCTAACAATGAAGGAGAAGATGACATGAAACACAACGTTTTCGACAATGACGAAAAGGAAGAAAAGGGTACTTACATCTCACACGAAGCCATGGGCGTAATCATCGGTGATGCTAAGAGATACGGTTCTATGAAGGAATCTGTAATCCAGCACAGCGAAGAATACGGTATTGATGGAATTGAATGGCTCTTCCCAGAAGTTCACAACATGAATACAACACCTGAGTTCATCAAGAGAGATACAACTTGGGTTGACGACGTATTCAATGGTGCACACAAGGTTCCGTGGACAAGAATCAAGAGCGTATTTGCTGACATCACAGAAGACGATGCTCGTGCAAAGGGCTATATGAAAGGCAATTACAAAAAGGAAGAAGTGTTCTCACTCTTAAAGAGAACAACTCAGCCTTGCACAGTATATAAAAAGCAGAAGATGGACAGAGACGATGTTGTTGACATCACAGACTTCGACGTAATCTCATGGATCAAGACAGAAATGAGAATGATGCTCAACGAGGAAATCGCAAGAGCTATCCTTCTCGGTGACGGCAGACCAGCTTCTTCAGACGACAAGATCGATGAGAACTGCATCAGACCTATCTACAAGGATGAATCATTCTACAGCATCAAGAACCTTGTTGAATTCGCTAACGATGACACAGCTGCTATCAAGACAAAGAAGACAATCGACAGCATCATTCGTTCAAGAAAGTTCTACAAGGGCTCAGGCAACCCAACACTCTTCACAACAGAAGACTTTGTAACTGACTGCCTCCTCCTCGAAGATGGCATTGGTCACAAGCTTTACAAGTCTGTTGGCGAAGTTGCTACAGCTCTCCGTGTAAGCAAGATCGTAACTGTTGAAGTTATGGAAGGTGTTTCACGTGTAGACAACGGTGTAACAAAGGATCTTATCGGCATCATCGTTAACATGAAGGACTACTCAGTAGGTTCAGACAAGGGCGGCTCTGTAAACATGTTTGAGGATTTCGACATAGATTATAACCAGCAGAAGTATCTCATCGAGACACGCTGCTCTGGTTCACTTGCAAAGCCGTTCTCAGCTATCGTAGTTGAATCTACAACAACAAACGGCTGATAACAAAAGCCATATTCACCTAAAAATTCAAAATGGAGTGATTCGATGAAATGGTCCGGAAATATAGGCTTCTTCATTGACGAGGAAGTGTTTAAAGACGGAGTTGGTACTGGTGTTTGGAAGCAGAGGATAGTCGAAAAACACTATTCGGGTGATCTCTTACGCGACTATCGTACTCAGGAATCAAGCAACTTTGTCAACGAAAGCATAAACATATCAAATACCATATCTATTGTCTGTGACCGTTTCATTGATGATCACATTATGGATATTAAGTATATAACTTTTAAAAACAAAAAGTTTAAGGTAAAAGCATTCACACCAAATCATCCACGAATAGAGATGCAGATAGGGGGTTTGTATAATGGCCAGCAGACTTGACCTGCAAAAGATGTTCGAGAACTTACTCGGATCAAGAAACGTATACTTCCAGCCTCCTTCAAATCTCGAGATGCATTATCCTTGTATAAGATATTGTCTTAGGACGATAGATACAGATAAGGCGAATGATAAACCTTATAAACTTGATAAATCTTACGAAGTTACGTACATCGACGAAGACCCAGATAATGAAATGGCCGAGAAATTAGCAATGTTGCCTTTTTGCACAATGGTTCGAAGCTATGTTTATGACGGTCTGAATTGTTACGTATATACAATCCACAATAATTAAGGAGGAATAATACCATGGCAAAAATTACATGGGATGAAGACGGACAGAAGCTTTATGAAACTGGTGTCCGCATGGGTGTACTTTACCCACAGAACGCAGACGGTACATACGGAAACGGTGTGGGCTGGAATGGTCTTACAGCAGTAAACGAATCACCATCAGGCGGTGAAATCACAACACTTTACGCTAACGACAACGAATACATCCAGCTCGTTTCAAAGGAAACATACAGCTGCACAATCGAAGCTTACACATGCCCTGAAGAGTTCAAGGAATGCGACGGCTCAAAGAAGGTTAACGGTATCTACATCGGTCAGCAGAACAGAAAGCCATTCGGTTTCGCATTCAGAACTGCTATCGGTAACGACACAGAAGGTACTGATCACGGCTATGAAATCACACTCGTATACGGATGCAGAGCACAGCCATCTTCAAGAAACCACAGCACAATCAACGAAAGCCCAGAAGCAGCTACACTTTCATGGGAAGCAAGAGCTACTCCAGTCGAACTTCCATCTGACTTCGGTACAAACCTCAACAGATCAGCTACAATCAAGGTTTGCTCAACAGACTACACAACTGAAACACAGAAGGGCTACCTCAAGGCATTTGAAGACTTCATTTACGGAACAAATGCTTCAACAGAAGGTGGTACAACAGTTCCTGGCACAGATCCACAGTTCCCAACACCAAAGCAGGTTTACGATCTCCTCACAACAGGCACAACATCTAACGGCTGATAAGAACCTTCGTACTAATTCCTAATTCCCTCGAAAAATAAGAACCCAAAATAAGAGTGCAGGTGTGTTTTCCTTAACTGGTTTACATACTTGCACTTTTATATTTAATCAAAAGGAGAACTAATTATGTTAAAGAAAATCATCAAGTATACAGACTTCAATGGAGTAGAAAGAGAAGAACCATTCTACTTCAACCTCACAAAAGCAGACCTTCTCGAAATGGAAATGTCCAAAGACGGAGGTATGGGCGAGTTTATAGCTAAAGTTGTTCAGACACAGAATCAGAGAGAACTTATGAACCTCTTCAAGACATTCATCCTCAAAGCATACGGCGAAAAGTCAGATGATGGCAAACACTTCTATAAGAGTGAAGAAATCTCACAGAATTTTGCATCAACAGAAGCTTATTCAGTACTTGTAATGGAGCTTCTCGAGAACAAGGACGACGCTGCAGCTAAGTTTATCAATGGTCTTGCTCCATCCGGAACACAGAACATTACAGCAGATGAAGCCAAGAAGTTCCTCGAAGATAAAATGAGATAAGAAAATAACAGGAGGTGAGAGTTATGCTTAATCTTATATTACCAGAAGAAGAATTATTCGACGATAAAACACAAGAGTTTATCTACTTCAAACCTGAACCAGTAAGTCTTGAGCATTCTCTCATTTCTCTGTCAAAATGGGAGGCACATTACAAGAAACCTTTCATTTCATTGACAGAGAAAACGCCTGAAGAAACAATGTACTATGTTTCCTGTATGGTAACGAAACACACAAACAATATAAATCTTGTTGTACATCGTTTAATGAAAAACAGGAAACTTATGGAACAGATAGAAGCCTATATTGCGGACCCTATGTGTGCGACTACTATCCAGCATAGGCGTCCTCAAGGTGGGCGTAGAGAAATAATTACCGCAGAGATTATATATTACGATATGATAGCTTTGCAGATACCAAAGGAGTACGAGAAATGGCATCTCAATCGTCTTATGACACTTATCGAAGTTTGTTCAATAAAGAATAACCCAGATAAAAAAGGCAGTAAGTTATCGATGAATGAGATATATGCTCAACAAGACGCAATCAATGAGGCGAATAAAGCTCGTCTTGCAGCGATGAAAGCTAAAAAGTAGGTGATCAAATGATTGAAGTTACTACACAAACAAACACGAAAGTTACTGACTGGTTAATAAGCGTACAAAAGAAATCTAAAAATATACCTGCACTTCTCGAAAGATATGGACAGGTTGGTGTTGATGCACTGCAGACAACGACACCTTGGAGAACCGGTAAAACTGCGATGTCTTGGAGTTATAACGTTAAACAAGAGGGTAGTAATTATATTCTCGAATTCAATAACTCAAATGTAGTAGATGGAGTTAACATAGCTCTAATACTTCAAACAGGACATCCTACACGAGATGGAGCTTGGATTGAAGGACGAGATTACATCAACCCTGCTCTTCAGCCGATATTTGATGACATCTTAAATAAAGCATGGGGAGAGATTAAAGCACTATGAGTTTAGATAGTAAACAGGTCGAAGAACGCGTCCTTAAAATGACGTTCGATAATGGCTCGTTCGAAAGAAAAACGAAACAGTCATTAACAACTCTCGAAAAACTTAAATCCTCTCTTGACTTTAGAGGAGCATCAAAAGGTTTCGAGAATATTTCTTCTAACACTAATATATTAAGCAAGAACATTAATGTATTAAACAGTGGTGTACAGAGTATTCAGCGTGAATTCTCGTCACTTGAAGTAATAGGCGCAACATGTCTGGTTAATCTTACAAATTCAGCAATAAAAGCTGGCAAGAACATGATTAACGCTCTTACTCTTGAACCAGTTAAGACCGGCTTTCAGGAGTATGAAACAAAGATGGGATCAATTCAGACGATCCTCACAAATACTGCAAAACATGGCACAACCCTCAACGATGTAGTAGATGCTCTTGACCGATTAAACCTTTACGCAGATAAAACTATTTACAATTTCCAGCAGATGACTCGAAATGTAGGTACGTTTACAGCTGCAGGTCTTGATCTTGAAACATCTACGAATAGTATTCAGGGTATTGCTAACCTTGCAGCAGCTTCTGGTTCGACAGCTCAACAGGCTAGTACGGCAATGTATCAGCTTTCACAGGCGTTATCTGCTGGTTCTCTTAAATTACAGGACTGGAACTCTGTAGTAAACGCTGGTATGGGTGGTACACTGTTTCAGGATGCGTTAAAAGAGACTGCGAAAGAAATGGGCACTGATGTCGACGCTATTATCGAAGCAGAAGGCTCATTCAGAAACTCACTCCAGAAGGGTTGGATCACTGCTGATGTTCTTTCTACCACATTACGAAAGTTTACAGTAAGTGGCGCTAAAGAATACGGCGAAGCAATGATGCAGAACGGTGAGTATACCATGGACGCTAATAAGGCTCTCATGGAACAGGCTCAGAGAATGGAAGATGCCGCAACAAAGGTTAAAACGTTCTCACAGCTTTGGGATACTCTCAAGGAAACTGCACAGTCTGGTTGGGGTAAGACTTGGGAAATAATCGTTGGTGACTATGATAAGGCGAAAGAGTTTTTTACATCTGTCAACGACGTAATTTCTCCACTTCTCGACAAGATGGCAAATGCTCGAAACAATCTTCTTGAAACTGCACTCGGTTCACCGTCAAAATGGAATGAGATTGTTGGTGCATTTAGCAAGGCTGGTATGGGCATAGACACAATAAACAATGCACTTGCTAAAACTTATGCATCAAAAGGCATAATCAAAGACATATCTGAGTTTGATGCCCTTCTCGAACGTTTTGGTGGAGATTACACCGCGATGATGCAGGGTATAAAGAAAGAAGGCCTTGATTCATTCGGTTATATCAATCTTACCAGAGAAGCATTAAAAGAAGCTGTTCGAGAAAATGCTAAATACACCGAAACCCAGATGTCAGCTACTGATAAACTCAAAACATTCCAGAAAGTAGTTAACGATGTTTGGCAGGGTGATTACGGCAATCAGAGTTGGAACAAAGAAAGACAGAAAGCTCTCGAAGCAGAGGGCTACGAATATGAACGAGTTCAGCGTCTTGTAAATCTTGTTCAGGACGCAAAGAGTGGCTATGCTTTAACCATGGAAGATCTAAGCGAAGAGGATTTACGTTCTCTTGGTCTTACGAAAGCAGAAATCGAAGCTTATAAAGAACTCGAAGTACAGCTCAAAGATACTGATTCAGAGCTCAACGATTGGATAGATTCTATTCAGAAAGCTTCTGGTAGAGATCTTCTTATCGATAGCTTATATAACATTGGTAGAGCTATTAAATCAGTAGTTAAACCAATAGCAGAAGCATATCAGGCTGTATTTGCACCTTTTACTGGCGACGATTTATACAACGGAATAGAAGCATTCAACAAGTTTACTCAGAGTCTTATACTTAATGAAGAAAAAGCTTCTAATTTAAAGAATGTATTTATAACTTTATTTAATGTATTCGATTCGATAAGACTTGTAGTAAGTTCAGGTTTAAGATTGGGTTTCGGTCTTATTTCTAGACTTCTTAAATCACTCAATATCGAAGTTGGACCTTTGTTCGAGTCTCTTGCTAACGGTACAGGAGCACTAAGACAGTGGATGCATGACAACGATATTGTTGATTATCTTCTCAATAAAGTAGGTCCTGGAATCGATTTACTTGGCGAAAAGATAACATGGCTCTTTAATAAACTTAGGGAACTTCCAATATTCGAAAATGGTATAACTAACGGACTTATAGACTTACTTAACGAAATAAAAACAGTAGCAAGTGAAAAGTTCGGTGGTTTATTCAGCAAACTGTTCGGCGATAAAGATCCTGGAACAGCCATAGCAGAAAGTATAAACCCTAAAGAAGCAGCTAAAAAGGTTACCGAGCAGCTTGCATCTGTTGCTGGAAACATAAAGACTAACATTGGAGAAACTATCAGCAATAGCTTAGACAAAGAAGGAACAGACTCGAATGTTGGCGAAAAAGTTAAAGATAAGATAACTAATAAGTTTGTATTTGTATTTAAATCAGCTTTCAGTGGTATAGGAGAAGCTTTAAAGACAGCATTTGAATGGGTTGTCGAAAAAGTAAATCCAGCTACACTTATCGCAGGAAGCTTTATATTTATGCTTCTTAAGATTACAGAGAAGATTACATCTGTATTATTTATATTCGAGAAACCAATGGACGCTCTTGCTGGATTCTTCAAATCTTGGGGCAAAGTTGGTACATCTGTAGCTAAATATGTGGATGCTAAGAAAACTTCTCTTGTTGTTAATAACTTCTTGAAAGTCGCAGCAGCATTACTTGTTATGTCTTTCGCTATTAGGAATATAGGTACAATGAAAGGCACCGATATTGCAAAGGGTGTAACTGCAGTTGTAGTTCTTATTCTTGCATTACAGGCGCTCACATACGTAATAGGCAGAGGACTTAAAGATCAGTCATTACTCAAAGTCGAAGGTGCGTTTGGTCTTCTCTTAGGCATGGCTGCAATGGTTGCAATAGTTTCTAAGGCACTCGTATCATTCAAGGATTTAACACCTGATCAGATAGGTTCTGCAACACTCGCACTTACTGCGGTAATGGGTCTTGTTACTTTATTCTTAGTAGTAATACACAAGTTATACACGATTAACAACGATAAAATAGACTTACCAGGACTTGGCGCTGTTCTTTGGGGTGTATCATTCTCTGTAAAGCGTATGGTAGATGCCATGAAGACAGCTGGAGAATTGGACATGGGTATAATCAAGAGAGGCTTAGCTGTTGTAACTACAATGATGCTCATGCTTTCGATACTCATGGAAGCTTCTATGTCAGGTCATAGACGAAACTTCACTGGTTCTGGTGGTTTAGGTATTACTGCTCTTGCCGCTGCACTCGCCGTTGCAATTCTCGTCAAAATGGTTAAAACTGCAGCAGAAGTAACACCTGAAGAATACAAAAACGCACTTAAAGTTATCCTCACAATGATGAGTATGATAACTGCCGTTGCTATTATTTCTCGAATAGGAAAAGGTGGTAACGCAGGCCTTGCAATAATGAGTTGGATGGGAGCATTCTTACTTATTCCTCTCGTTGTTAAAGAGATCAACGTACTTAAATTACACGATGTTGACTATGCGTTTAGCGTACTGACATCGATAAGTTCTATGTTCTCGTGGATGCTCATAGCTTCAAAAATGGCAGGCAAATACGCAGTTAAGGGTGCAGTACTCATCACAGCTGCAACACTGATGATGGCCGTAATGGTGCCTGTAATCGCATTGCTTACGATGATTGGCTCGAAGGATCCAAATGGGCTTAAACGAGCAGTAGGTTCAATAGCGATAATTCTTGGCATGTTCTCGATATTAACTTTCATGTCGTCAGTGTTAAACCACGGTGACATAGGAAGTGCTAAGTCTGTAATCATAGCAGCAGGTATTATAGTAGCATTACTCGCTGGTGTCGCAATAGCTCTTGGATCTCTTGATACGAAAATTATTATACAGGGTATAGGTGCTGTTGTAGCTGTACTCTTAGCGATAGGTTTTATGTTCTGGGCAGCTTCAAAAATGGTATACGACAAGAATGCAGGATACGGTGTCGATAAGGGCGCTTTATTCTCGATATTCGGTTTCGTCGTGATTATAATAGGTATGATGGCTGCAATGGCTGGTGCAATGGTCGGTGTAGAACAGCTTTCGAAAAACCCAGTCTTCTCAATGTTCCTTGGCGGTGGATCGTCATTAGATAGTAATAAACTTATCATGATGTTTACTACAGTAGCAATGTTTGTGGTTGCAATATCTATAGCTACTTCTTTGATGATGAAGAACGCACCAAGAACAGCGTTACCAGCAGGAACTATAAAATCACTTCTCGCGTTAACTGCTGGACTGGCTGGATTGTGTATTGCTGTCTATGCGGCTCTTACACTTATACATGGTAAATCAGAAGGTGGCGATGTTAAGAACGATATCGTCAAAATGGGTGCGGCAGTTGCTACAGTTATTGCTATTGCATTACTTTCAGCACTTATTACTAAAATCGCAAGTAAAATAGAATACAACGATAAGTTATCGGATACAGTAACTATCATTCGAAAGACTTGCTACGCTATGGGCTTACTTCTTTTAGAGGCTGCGGCAATAATAGTTGCGCTTGGTGCCATAGGTGTTCCGTCTATTGACTTCAAAGCACTTACTCAGATTCTTGTTATTATGCTTATGATGGGTCTTATGGCCTCTGCGATAGGCGTGATAGCTGCTAAGATAGGTGGCACTGATATTAAGCCAGCCGCAAATAATCTAGTTGGTATATGTATCGCCATGGGCTTTATTGCAGCAGAAGCAGGAGCAGTATTAAAAGCTATAAACGCTATGGAACTTACTGCCGTAGACTGGACTGTAATTGGCAATCTCATCGCAATAATGGCTTCTATGGCTGTTATAGGTGGTTTACTCGCTATATTTGCAAAGAACGCACCTACAGGCGAAGGAGTGTTAGGACAGTATCTTGGTACAGGCGGTATGTTTGTAGTTGTAGGGGCTGTAGCAACAGGAATAGCTAACTGGCTAATGCCAGCACTCAATGGTGTCGGAAGCTACAAGATATTACCTAAAGCTGGAGCACTTTGCATGATACTTGGAGCTGTTGCGGTCGTTGCTGCATTTATGACAGGTGTCGGAACCGTATTCAAAGATATGAAGCCCGGCGAGATAGTTAAAACCATACTTAGTGACGGCGGAATACTCGTTGTAGTTGGAGCTGTGGCTTGGGGTGTATCAGAGAAGGTAATGCCAGCACTTAATGATGTACATGGTGATAATATACTCGAAAAAGCATTAGCCCTCTGTGCAGTACTTATGTCTATTGGCGTAATCGCAGCAGTACTTATAGGCGTTTCAAAATTAACTGATGGAGTAGACTTCGGATCAGCAGCAAAGGCAACCGGTATATTCGCTCTTGTTGGTCTTGTTACAGAATTCCTTGCAGCATTTGGAGCTATTCTTGTTGGTGATTTAGCTATATGGTTTAATCAGCCAGAAGTACTCAATAGCGTATTAAATGTCACAAGCAAACTTCCAGAGATAGGAAAGAATATAGGAAGCTTCATCGACTCCATAAGCGCGGCAACAGAAGGACGAGAGGGATCATTGACCATCGTTTCTGATTTCATGGATATAGTAACAGAGCTTGGCAAACTTACAGTACTTAACGAGATAATTGAAGCACTTGGAATATCTGAACCAATATTCGAAACATTCGGAACGATGGGCGAGAAATTAGCTGGTGGTATTAGCTCTATGCTTAGTGCCATGAATGAAGCTTCTCTTGACCCTGACGCCGTTAAGAAGTTTGCAGATTGTATCAAACCGATACTTGAACTTCAGCTTATGATGTATGGTTCAAATGGCGTATTACAGTTCTTCCTTGGCGAAAAAGACTTAGCATCATTTGGTAGTCAGCTTGCAGATTTCGCAACAGGTGCAGGTAAATTTATAGCAGTAATCGAAAAGGGTGTCGAACTCGATGACGGCACAATGTTCAAACCTAACTGGATAAACGACGAAAGTATTATCAAACAGGTTTGCGCTTGCCTGAAACCTATGATCGAATTACAGAAATTACTGTACGGTACAGGTGGACTTAAGCAGGCTATACTTGGTGAAAAGAATCTCACTGCATTCATGGACGACATGGTTACAGCAGTAGATAAAGTCGGTGCGTTCATGAAAGGTATGGAACTTCGAAAGACATACTGGACAGATGAAGCAAAAGAAAGAACTGATATATTTGCGTATTGTATAACCAAACTTGCTAAGGCTGCAGATGCTATTCCGAATAGCGGCGGTCTTGTTGGTAAGATATTTGGTGAGAACGATCCTGCAACATTCGGTACGCAGCTTGAAACATTAGCTAATTCAATGAATATAGTTAATGAATCAATAAGCACACACGAATGGAAGAAAGAGATGTTTGATAACTATGGTGCTTGTATAGAGGCCATGGGTGCTGCTGTTGAAAAGATACCAGCTACCGAAAATGGTTGGTTACAGAATCTCCTTTCGATACCAAGAACTGATATAACCATGTTTGCAGCAGATATAAGAACTCTTACGGCTGCAATGATTAGTATTAACAAGGATTTAAACGGTAGTGCTACAGCATTATTTCAAAATGGTAAGATTGTAACAATATTCGAAAGCTTAGAGAGTGTCCTTGATCATCTTCCAACAAACGATGACGACAGAATGGCATATCTCGATAAATTCTTAACATACAACGATACAAACGATTTCACTGGTCGAATGACTGTTCTCGGTGAGTCTATAGCCGCATTTGCTAAACCACTCGAAGGTGTATCATCTCAGAATATAGCTTCATCTGCTACATCACTCGACCTTATGACGAAGGCTCTTTCAAACGCATCTGCTATCGATTTCGGTAACTTAGATGCATATGGCGGAAGTCTTGCTAATCTCGGTCAGATATCTGTCGATGGATTCTGTGAAGCATTTGAAGGATCATACGCTAAATGTGCTGAGGCAGTTTCCAAATTCGCAACGGCTCTTGAAGAAGCATATCGTTTCAATGGAGTTTACCGAATGAAGTTTGTAGGCAGACACATGGTCGAAGATATTCACGATGGATTCGAAGCCAAGATACCATATTTGGAAGATGCCATGAGAATGCTTTGTAACGCCGCTTATTCTATACTCGAAGCATATGCTAATGACACATTTAGAATCGGTGGTAATGTAGCACAAGGATTTATAAACGGCATCAACTCAAAGATAAGAGAAACTCAGAATGCTGTAGACGATATGACTGACTTCATAGGCCCTCGAATGATGAAGAACCTTGACGAGAAATCACCATCAAGACTTACATTCGGTATAGGTGCATATGTTGGAGAAGGTCTTGTAAACGGTATGATGAGCACGCTTTCGATGGTACAGGATGCTTCAGATACCCTTTCCGAAGAGTCTGTAACAGCGATAAACAACGCTCTTATGAATACCTACAACGCTCTTGATCAGGATACATTCAATCCAACAATAACTCCTGTACTCGATATGTCAGAAGTTCAAAATGGATTTGGATATATCAATGGTATGCTCGACAATAGTATTATCGGACTCGCATCAAGAAACTTAAGTGTATCCCATGATATGAACACAAGTGATGTAGTTGATACTCTTAACTCACTTGGTGATATTCTCGGTACACCATCAGTAAACAACTATAACATAAATGGAATAACTTATGACGACGGATCAAATATTGCATCTGCTGTCGGACAGTTAATCTATGCTGCTAATATTGCAAGGAGGTCATGATATGAATATCAATATCCCTGACATCGGTAGCAAACTTGGCGGATTAACTGGTAACATCACAGGGGCCCTGACTTCACAGTTGGGGTCTTTTGATGTTAAAGGTATAATCAGCGATAAAGTTGGCGGAATAGCTACAAAATATAAAGATCAGATTACTTCAGGTCTTACAGGCAAATTATCCGAAATGACTCAGTTTAGTAATCTTTCTGACTTTAATCTTGGAGAAGGTCTTGACTTATCGAGTATAACTTCTGGAAGTGGACTTGATATGGACCTTAACTCAAAGATGCAGGAAATGCTTAACGGCATGGATATATCGAATTTTTAAAAGGAGTTGACATATAATGCGGAGCTCTTATCCAATAGACGTCTCCGAATTTAAGATAGCTACAGATTCAGAGCATGAAGGCAAAATATGGCTCAAATGGTCTTGGAACGATCCTTATTGGACACCAAACCTCGATCATTGGGAAGTATGGCCTTCGTATTCTTATCTGGATTCGAACTCAACAATACAATGGGTTGATCTTAGTTCAGAGTCAGTTGAACAGGCAGACCCTTCAAGACGCGAATGGGAATTCTATTGGGAGTTTCCTGTGACCGTTGAGGATGTTCATTTCAGGCTCCGCCCAATCTCCAAAAGCAGAACGGACGGATCAGGAGTGTATTTCGAGGAAGAGTATTATACCACTGTAAACAAATATTTCGGTGGAAGTACTAAGCCAGACGCTCCTTCCGCACCATCTGTAACACAGGACTCGTACCTCGGAACCACTGCGGTTCTGGGGCTCGAGAATGTGTCTTTAGAGGGCAATAACATCCTCGTAACAAAAGTTGAGTTTCAGTGTATCGTCTTTGACAGCGACGACCCTATGGAAGTTGGTACTGTGTCAAGAACACTGGAAGCTTTAATAGACGAATTCGGAAATGCAAAAACGACAGTTGGTATTGGCAACGCCTATGGGTTCAAGTTTAGAGCCAGACTTTGTAGTGTAAAAGTAAAGCACGGAGATGGCGCTGATGATCCTATAGTAGTTAGGTCAGATTGGTCAGAAATGACTGAAATGCTCTATGGCGTTTGCAAGAAACCTAAATTAAAAGTGAACAAGTTTAGTAGTACACAAGTAGAATACACTATAATTACTACTTCATACGCATATTCATACCAGCTTGAAATGGCTCCTGATACTTCTTGTTTCGTCAAAATGGATGAATGGGAAAGAGAAAACCCACAATACAAGAGAGATTCAGAGCAGAGAAAGGCAGCAGCTGACAGATTTGGTATTGTTGCTGAGTGGTTTCATGAACCTGATGCGGAATCTGCGACAGTTGCTACAAAGAATTGGGTTGAAGATGTTCTATCTGTTGCAAGAGATTTGGCATATTATCGTGCTAGGTCTTTATCAGCTCAGAACAACGGATTCTTTTCTCCATGGTCTACAGTAGATGACGAGAGCACCTTAAGTTTCAGCGATGGACTTAGAGCTCCTATTGTATGGAATGCTACGGAATTTGCTGAAGTTGGAGACCCAAGTATTCAGTTAAGTGTAATGCATAACAGTCCAAATGGTTCGCCAAGCTGCTTATGTGTTATATATTATGGAATAAACGACATGCCATCACCTCAAAATAGGATTGATGTGCTCCCTCCACAGGGCCAGCAGAATGGTAATGTTGTTTATAACGTGAACTTTGATCTCACTGGATTTGATGAAGAAACCGTTATATATTGGAAGGCAGTAACATACGAAGGCGGAGCTGCTATTGCGGCTAACTGCTCACCTTGGTCTGAAATTATATCTTTTGCTGTACACGAAAAACCAGGCCTAACCGTACGAATCAAAGACATTGGTGAAAACTCCGAAACTAATGACTTACCAGTTGTAGGAAGCTATCCAATTAAGTATGTAACAGAAACAACATATTTCGATAGTCACTATAACGAAATACTTGTAACATCTATGAGTTTCAAGGTGTTATCAAGACAGTCATATAGAAGACTTGACAGATACGGCAATCCGGTTGTAATAAAAGCTGGAGATGTGTTGTATTCTATAATTGACGTTGAAGATCCAAGAGATAAAGAAAGAACAATCGCAGCAAGCGACATAACTCTTGACAATGGTGTATGGTATACTCTCGAGGCTACCGTCACACTCAACAATGGATCAAGTGCCGTAGATGTATTTGACTTTACTGTTAATATGGGCGCTAAAGATTATATTATCGAGTGTACAGGATCAGTAAATCCAAATGATGTGAGCTTAAATCTCATACCTGCTGCTGTTAAGTATGATGAAGGCGGTTCTGGTGGAGATCCATGGCCTACACTTGAAATGATTGATAATATGCCGTCTTATTTACCAGAAGGAGTATCTCCATTTAGCGATAACAATGGTGCTGTTCATTTAAACGATGCTGGCAATAGGTTTGTGTTGTCATCCAATCGAGACGGTTCGGAAATGGGTGGATTCGATGTTTATATTCTTGCTTCAGATTATTACGATAATGAAACTGAAACGGGGTGGTCTGAAGGTATAGCTAAACAGTTTGCTGAGGCCAATAACATGACTTTATCAGAATTTACTCAGTTCTGCAAAGATAATTGTTTATGGATAGCATCAACAAAAGCTACGGCAAGTTTGAATCGAGATGACGGATATTTTATTATGTATGGCAATGACGAGTATTGGCCTTCTGTTGTTATCCTTGGTATGGGCTATGACCGTACAGTTAATGCGTCACGTATTTCTTGTATTCCGTTGTTTACTGACGCTTCAGAAACCAGAACTGAACCAGAAGTGTATATACCTGGTCATGAATACGAATCGTCATACGACACCGTCGAATCTTTAGGTATAACTATCATGTCTAAAACCGCGTTAGGTGTGGATCTAATGCGTATTAGTAATTCTTACTATTTAAAAGATTTTCCAGTAGTTGTGGATCCATATATAGCTATACAAATGCTAAATCCAGATTATCTTGATGCTAGAGATGATGCTATTTCGGTGTCTGTTGAGTATTCACTTATCCAGTCATTCGTCATTACTCAAGAAATCGCTAACGAACGTACTGAACTGGAACCGTATGTTGGACAGTTTTATATTAACGCTTTGATTGATATGGGTATTACTGAAATTGAGTACGCAGGCATGCCTTATGCCAATCCATCAATGACCACAACTATACCATTCCCAAAAGTTGGTGGCGGTAGTGGCGGTGGACGAACATTCGCTGAAAATGTCACACTATCAGTCTATCGAAAGAATGATGACGGTACATTTGTACCTATTGCGGAAAATATCGACAACACGACAGGCATGAACGTAACAGACCCACATCCAAATCTCGGTGGTGCAAACTATCGAATCGTTGCAACAGACATGGAAAGTGGTGCTCAGACATTCTATGATCCACCTCCGTACGATATGAAATGCACTGATATTATCCTGCAGTGGGACGAATATTACGCAAGCAAACCAAATGACGGACGTGATACAGAACTCCCAGAAATGGGCAACATGGTAAGACTGCCTTATAACGTAGACGTTTCTGAAACTGCTAATATGGAATCAGAAATGGTAAGTTATATTGGTAGAGCAAACCCTGTATCATATTACGGCACTCAGACAGGCTATACAGCAAATTGGAGTACCGAAATACCAAAGTACGATAAAGAAACGATAAGGATGCTTAGGAAACTTCAGGTGTTCCCAGGTGATGTATATGTACGAGAACCGAATGGTACAGGATATTGGGCAAGAGTTACAGTTACATTCCCGATTAACCACTTAGCATTGACTGTTTCAGTATCAATCTCAATAACAAGAGTAGAAGGAGGAGTATAAATGTCATATAGGCAACAGGGGTTGGATGGTGAAGGAACTTCAGAGAATCCGTTTCTTATACGTTCGTATGAAGACTGGAAGATCATTGATGCAAGATACGACATTGATGATGATCCTCCTTGCTATTCACTCGAAACCGATTTAAACTTTATGTTTATAAGAGAAGACTTCCAGGGAGCTAATTTCCTTGGAGGTACTCTCCTTATGAATAATCATTCGATAATAAACCCACATGTTAAACTCGGAAGTTATCTTATTCGAGATGCCTTAGTTATTGGTGGCGAAATGGAGAAGTTAGACCCTTCAGGACACACCAAAGAAAAAGGTGGAGAAGGAAAGATAATTGGCACAAAAGGTACTCATGTTGAAATGCTTTTAAATAAATGTATTTTAAAAAGAGTATATGTAGATATAGAAATAGGAGACATGAATATTGATAGCCAAGACGCATCTTTATTCGGTCAGGTTTCTGGCGAACAGTCATTTATCGCTATCAACAACCACAATGACGGTTTCAGCACACATCCTATTATATCTTGCTTACCTGTTGAAGGCAAAGCTTCTTTCCTTGATACTTGTTTCGAGTTTACAGGTTTAACATTTGATGAACATCTTATTGACCAGTTCTATACATCACAGAACCCAAATGAGGTTGTATTAGATCACTGTATGATAAGAGGTTCTATCGATATGAGCAACATGACAAGACACTACTCAAGCTCTGACACTTATATTTGTAATGGAGGAATTAAATCTTGTATAATAAATATGAATGCAAAAGGAGCAAGAGACGAACAAGGTTATCGTGGCTTCGGAACCTATGTAGACGACAGCGAAGGGCCAAGTCTTAACATCAAGAAAGCTGGGTTCTACATGGCTATAGACGACACTACGAAAGTAATAACAGTGTATGACGCTGATTATAGAAAAGTTTCTTATAACCAGAGTTTACACTTTGACGTAATAAAAGCTAAATAAAAGGAGTGATATTTATGCCAGAAGGATTAGTAATCGGTGGCGAAAACAATGAACCAGACGGTTCAGCAGCTAATCCGTATTTAGTTTCTACAATGACCGAACTCGAAGAAGCTTTTACTACTTGTAGAGCGAAGACTACTGCTGGAACTTATTATGTTGAGCTTACTGCTAATATCGATGGTGGTTGGAAAGAACTTAATACTCTTGATTATAGTAGTAATACAAATAATATTATTATAGATTTTAATCTTAATAATCATTATATAAGAAACTTTATTGTAGATAATCAGATCTTCAAAATGGATTCTGATATCTTCAGAAATGGTCAGCTTTATAACTTCTTCACAAACTCGAGCGAAGATGTATTATGGGAAGGTATTGACTTTATTAATATTTCAGTATCTAACTATATTAAGACTCTCGATGAAACAGCATTCAACGATTGTACATTCACAAGAAGTGCGGTTTGGGGTAAGGTCGAAGAATGTAACGCAGATCATTATATTGATTTCAGAGTGTATGACCCTCTTGATCCAGATGGTCCTTATCAGTTTGAGGAAAGTGATTCAAAAATACTTATCGATAACCTCAACAATGATGACTTTAGTATATTCTACGACAGCACCACTATTGTTGGAAGGTACTCGAGAACACAGGGTGAAGTCGAAACAATAACCCCGAATACGATCACAAATTACCCAGCAATAATGTCTGGTGTATCATTCATTGACTCTGTAATCAACTACGAACTTCCTGCATATTCGGGAACAGTATCTTCTGGAACAGCTACAACAATAGTAGACACAGGTACAACTGGCGTAATCAATACTACACTCGTTCACGAATCAACATATGCAGAATATACGATGCTCAATCTTATCGAAGCAACAGACACCCAGATGCATAGCGCTACAGATCTTAACACTTTAGGATTTGAAGTGTATGATATTTCGTAAGGGTGTGATTACAAATGGCTTATGAAAATAAGTGGGTTGCTAAAATAACTTCAAAATTACCACCAATATTTAAGTCCATAACATTGAATGGGATTCCATCTTCTACGTCTTTAAATGCCAAATATTTATGGACAGATGGAGATAATCTGTACTATTCACAAAAATATATGGTGAGTGATCCCGGACATTATAAGTTTAACCCAGTAACATCAACATGGGAGGAACTGAATTGGACCGATAATTTTTATGGTGATTATGTTTGGACTAATGGAGTCGATATATTTTATGATTACGGCGAACATAAAGTATTTAACAAAACAAATCTAACTTGGGAAAATGATCCAATAAGTGGCAGAAGTGTTCCAAACGGTAATTATGTATGGTATGATAATGACAATGTATATTATTCATACAACAATAGAAATTATGTATACGATAAAACAAATGACATATGGGTGTATAAAACGTGGAATGGAATAAGTTCGTCAGATGTGGATGCCAGATTTATTTGGTCAGATGGAACTAACATATACATGTCATGGTATACTAACCATTATGTTTTGGACAGATCTTCATCGACGTGGAATTCAAAAAGTTGGTCTGGTTTAACCAATTTTTACGGATATGATGTTTGGACTGATGGAGAAAATATATACTATTCGGATGAAAGTTCAACTAAAGAAAGAATTTTAGATAAAACAAATTCTAGATGGAACGTTAAAACATGGAATATACAAATATATAGTGGTAAAAATATAAAACGAATAAATGACAAAACATATTATTTCTATAAACAGTCATCGTATGTCTTATATTCCGAAATAATAACAGATATCCCATATCGTCAGAACTTCCCAGAACTTAAAGAATCAATCCCAGCAAGATGGTTAATCGACAATGATATTCCATTTTGGGCTAGGACTCCAAATCTCATTGAATCTAAAGATTTTAGGGATCTTTGGCTCACAGAAACAGACCCCGATATTCCACCAACACCAGCGAGTGTATTACCTTTTGCTACTGGCTATAGATATGTAAAGGTTGAGTTTGATGTCACTATAGCAATGACAACAGACTATAGTGTTTATACTGCTGACATCACTTTACCTAATACTGAGTTTTATACTTCGCAGGGTTATAGTAGTTATCAGAAATTAGTAAAAGTAAAACCAAAAACTCCGGTGCCATCAAGATGTTATGGCGCAGAATTTCAGGCTTATTTAGATCCTGGGTTCGATACATATTATACTACGTTTACGATAAGACTGGATAAGGGTTATGATACTAGTGGACGGTATGCTAGGATGGTATCCTTTGATATGAGTGGATTTGATTCCAATTATTTCAATTACACCGAAGACCCTAACGTAACCTTATATAACCCTAATGATCCAAGTTGGACTGCTTACGATAAAATTAACGAAATGGAGATTGACACCCGGTTAAACTACAACAATCCACAGTCTACTCCAAAATCAGTAAGAATAAACTGTAAACTCTATTATTGTTTCGATTCGGATGAAGCGGGTTACGATGCTCTTCTTGCTGCATATCCTAACAATGCTACGCCTTACACTCCAGGTCCTCCGTTAACGCCAACAAAAGTTCCATTCAGAGCTGATTTCTCAGAACTGATCGAGTCTATACCTGGTCCTGATATGTGGTTTATTGATGACGATATTCCGTTCCGTGTCGAGTATCCAGAGTTAAAAGAGTCTATGAACCTTGGCGGGTGGCTCATTGATAATGATGTTCCCTTTCGGCACAACTACCCGCCGTTAATTGAGTCAGTGGGCACTCCAAAATCATGGCTTCAGACAAATGGATATGAACCGTACCGCCCCTGGCCCAATCACAAGACGATATTTCAGACAGTAGAACCTGTAGAAGTACCGTCAGTCGATTGGTCAAAAGGGATGCAGCAGACGTTTGAATACTATACCGTAGATCCTAATACTTGGTATGATGTTTTATGTCTTACAAATATTATATCTTGCTCGCTAACACACGATAGTAGTTCAGAAATGAGAGGGCATGCTTCTATAACCACTTCAGAACCTCTCGACGAGAATTATATTCGTATCTATATGCGAGTAAGACAAAACGGTATCAACCAGAGATTCTGTCTTGGTACATATTTGTTTATTGTATCAAGCGATAGTTTCAATGGCAAACGTCACTCTTATACCTATACCGGTTATACTCCTCTAATCGAACTAAAAGAGAAGTTAGCACCACTCGGCTATAACGTCATTGGCATAACTGGCGAAAAACCAGAGCTCCTACCTCCGAGAACAGCGCCAACTGTCACTGACGAAATTAGCAGAGTTATATGGCAGTATTCAAGACTCAAGCTAGAAAACAACGTACTTATCGAAAGACCATTACTAAACAATTTCGTATCAGGTACGTCAGACACATGGCTCGCAGTCGTGAATAATCTGCTCACAGCCTCAACATTGCAGCAGTATGAACTGGCTGTCGATAATTGGGGTGCAGTACGTATCAAGGAGGCTATCACCGTATACAACGAGAAACATGTCTACGAATACGATGATGGCAACTCCTCGATATTACTTCCAACTCTTGACCTTACTGACGATATGACTGATATTCCAAATGTGGTGGAAGTTATATATACAGGCAATGGTAATAAAGATATAGGTTATGTACGAAAAGTTGTTAAAAACGAAGATACAAGATCTATAGTAAGTGTTCCATCAAGAGGTAGAGAGATTTGGAGAAGATTTGTTATCTCGAATATTGCTATGCCTTTGGGTGAAGTGACAAGAGATGCAATAGAAGATCAGGTTGAGGCTCAGGCTAAGAGATTACTTGAAGCTGCCTCGACAATAAGAAAAACAATACAATACTCTCATGGTTTCAATGGTGTAGAAGTCGGTGATACTGTCTTATTCAATTACGAAAGGGCTGGGTTCACTGGCATTAAGGCAAAAGTAGTAAGCCAGACAATCAACTGTAAACCAGGATGTCAGGTAGACGAAACTGCTGTATACACTAAGAGATTGTGGAATAGGAATTGAGGTGTTGATATTTGAATCTCACAACAAAAATGCTTGGGGATTTCGTAAATGCTGTTATTTACAAGCCTGAGCAGTCTAAAGAAAGTCATTACTACGGAACCATATCTGGGGATGATGTAATACTCGATGGAGCGGAAGTATCAACACCTTGTGTTCCGTTGATAAGTGTTGCAGATGGCGATAGAGTCACAGTGACAATACGAGAAAACACTTGTTATATTACGGGGGTGCTTTAAATGGACGACACAGAACACAGACTCACAAAACTGGAGTCGGACTTAAGGACCGCATTCTCCAAAATAGACGAACTCCGAAATAGACAGACAGCTTTCGATGATTTGGTGATATCTGTCAAACAGCTAGCCATCAGAGAAGAGAATGTCGAATCGGATGTCAAAGAAATAAAAGCAGACGTAAAAACTTTAACCAACAAACCAGCAGAACGATGGAACGACTTAGTGAAAACTGTAATCGGTCTTATCGTAGCTGGCGTTGTTGGGTTTATATTAGCAAAGGTGGGGTTTTAAAATGTTCATAACTACAAATGGACTAAACCCACACGAAAATTATATTTGTCATTATGGGGTTAAAGGCATGAAATGGGGCGTGAGAAAGGACAGAAGTTCTGGTAACGCATCCATTATTGCTAATAACATCTACGAAACGGCGAAAAGAAAAGAGCCAAAGATCACAAGAGATCTTACAAATGCTCTAAAGAAAACATCTGCTAAATTCTATGGATTAGAACACAGACTCAAAACAAAAGAATCTATTGAAAGAAAAATAAATACAGATTCAAAAGAAAAGAATATTAGTATAAAAGAAGCTTCTAGAATAAAAGATGCTGTACGTTATACTGCTCTTTCCAAAGATTCTGATTTTGTTAAAAACTATAATACTATTAAAACTTCTCTTCAGGATAAAGGTTATACCGAAGTCAGATGTAGAAACTATTTTGATATGTATAATAAAGGTTTAGCAAAACATAAAGCAGTTCAGTCCGTATTCTCCGATCCAAAAGGATATTTATTCGAGTTACAGTTTCAAACCCCAGCCTCTCAAAATGCTAAGGATAAGAAAGTCCCAATCTATGAGGAAGCACGAAACCCTAACACCTCACCCGAGCGAAAGAAACAACTCGAAAAGCAGATGGAACTTTTGGCTGAAGAAGTGAGTAATCCTGTATACATTGACAAGATTAAATCACATGGTTAGCGTATTTTTCAAGTACTATAATGAGACAGTAAGTGGCTGTCTCCTAGAAACTTTTTAATTTTATTAGGAGGACTTTATTATGAAAGAAAAGGTAATCAGAACAGTTGAAAAGGCAGTAGCAGACGAAAAGTCAGTACTTGAACAGCTTAAGGAAAAGGCAACAGAGCTTATGACTCAGCTTAAGAAGTTCACAACTAAACTTATCAGGGAAAACATTGACGAAGATGACGAAGACAATGTTTACTTCATGAAGAAGCTTAAGAAAATGATGAACTCTTGTGAGGAGATCACAAGTCTTATCTTTGACTACATGGCTGAAACAGACAAGACTATCGCTGACTGCAAAGAACAGTTAATGGAACTTAGTAAAAAGGAATCTGAACAGATCGAACTGGCAAAGGAGACAAACAAATTACTAAAAGATATACTGAAGCAGGAAGGCAATAACTGCTCAGTGCTCGGCAGAATAGCTGAGAAGAAATAATTGCAAAAGGCGAGGTAAGACCTGAGTCGAAAGATTCAGGCACTCTGCCTTTTCGCTTTCAAATCATACGCTTTAGTGGAGGTGTTTAATAGCAGTTATATTTTGGGTAACATTATGGCCGTTAGCTATGATTTACGTTTTATGCGACGATATTAAATATTGGATAAAGCACAAAGACGAAGACTAACCAACTTCAAGAACCCGTGTATTATTCATGGGCTCTTGATTTTTCTATTGGTACGAAACTCGCGTAAAAAACACTCGCTCTCATGAGAAAAGGACGTGGACTCCTCAAATGGGGATCCACTAGTTAAAACGTATATTTAAATTCTCTATGTGGTGTACGACCATATATACTAAACAATACGGTATATTATGATTCGAAAGGCGAATTGATCTGCAGCTTAAAACAGGGCTGTAATGTAAGGTAGCTCGTACACGGGTTAACAACGAGGAATACGGAAGGGTCATCTGAGGTTGGCGGACTGTCACTTTTCTTTTTTATTTTTTCTCGCGTAAAATTCACTCTCTTTAATGGAAGGATAAACCCCTTATTTAAAAGGAGGAATTACTATGACAAAGAAAGTTAAATTTGTAGTTACTGTAATTTGGTGGGTAATCACTTTATTCATTATAGGCGCAGCTATGTACCATATTGGTTATGATGAAGGACACTACGACAGTGTTAAACTTTATAAGCCACATATGGAAAGTATGCTGTACGAAAATAGAAAATTGGAAGAACAACTTAAAGAACAGATTAATACAGAAAACGAACTTAGAAAAATGTTATTAGAAGAAACTTTAAACGGAGGCGAATCCTTAAGCGAAAGCTAAAAGCGTAAAGGACTTGGATTTATATTCAGGTCCTTTTAACTTTCTCGCGTAAAAAACACCCCCTTTAATGGAAAGATTATAAACAATTCCCGAAAGGGTAATTTTGATTGGAGGAATATTTATGTATATAACAATTTTTAATTATGACTCATTTGACAGAGCAGTTGTAAACATACCAGTAAAAGAAATATCTGATATAAGTTCATATCGAATAGTTCTTAAGAATGGAATCGTTTATGACGACTTTAGTTACGATGGAACATATTCAGAAGCGTTAGAAACATATTGCAACTACAAGAGAAAAGAGGCTTAATCTAACTACAAAGGTGGAGAACTACGGTTCAAAGCCTTTTGTGTTTCTCGCATAATTTTCAGATCCTATAATGGCAGGGCAAAAGGCTCTGTCCTCGAAGAAACTTTTAATATAACTTGGAGGTTATAGTTATGGGACTTTTTAGCAAGAAGAAAGAAGAAAAGACATTCGAAGTAGAAAACGTTGAAACAAGACTCGACGTTCTCAAGAAAGAAAAGGAACTCTTAAATGACTTTACAGAGGAACTTGAACAGGACTTTAAGAACTTCGCAGTAGCGAATGACATGATAGACGAAGACACTATCGAACTCATTCCAATACTGAAGAAGTACGGCAAGAAACTGGACAATTTCACTGAACTGGCATATAAGAGTGCTGAAATCGAAATTGAGAAAGTTGAAGCACTTGAACTCAACATGACAAGAATGGAAATTGATCTTGACGGACTGAGAAAGGAACTGATAACAACAAACAAAACACTCGAAAGAATAGCAAAAGCACTCGAGAAAAAATAATTAAATAGGTAGGGGTAAGACCTGGATTGAACGATTCAGGCACTCTGCCTTTTTCGCGTAAAATTCGTACCCTTTTATGAGAAGGATGATGTATCTTTTAGATATGTCTTTAGCGATCTAATCGTATCCTTTTCGTTTCGTTTTCATCTTCTATAGTGGGAGGTGAAAGAATGAAAACGTTAATGTTACTATTTAAGTATATATTTATTATCTTATTAGTAATATTATTATGGCCATTCTTGGCATACATACTACTAGAGTCAACATGGCTCGCAATAGTATGTTTAGTTATATTTGGACCATTAATAATATTTTATAAAGATATTAAAATATGGTTACTTAGTAAGAAAATTAAAGACTCAAAAGAAACCAAACCTAAGAAAAAATAAGTTAAGAGCAGTGGACTGTACATCCATGGGCTCTTAGCCGTTTCGCTTTTAAATCAGATTATATAATGAGGAGGTGATAAATGATGGCGAGAAGAGATATCGAAAGATCTAGAGAAGTACGTCTATGGATTACTAAGGTTATCGTCCCAATGGCATTTGTAGTATACTGGTGCCCAGAGGTACGATACTTCTTAGCACATGTTTGGGCGTACATCGTAAACAAGATCGAAGAAGTATATCTTAACATCAAAGCAAAAATCAAAAGTATCATCTGGAAACTCAAGAATTAAAAACTAGAGCAGGAACTAATCGAAAGATTCAGGGCCTGTTCGCATTTAGGAAAGGACAAAGTTATGTTTATTGAAGTAACACAGGATTTAGGAAACCAGGTACCAAAAAGAAAAGTTATGTGGAACATGGACACTGTCGAAAAGTTCTACGCTAACGAAAGAGGCGGATGTACACTCGATATGAAAGATGGGAGAAAACTCTGCGTAACTGACAAGTACGAGAGCTTCATCGAGAGAATAGTATTCGCACAGATATCCGCTAAATAATCAGGTCATATTATAGGAGGTTGATGACAATGTCAATATTTAAGAAAAAAGAAAAGACCGACGAAGAGAAACTCTACGACGAGGTTATAGACCTTATGCGTAAAGAAGTCTCGAACATCAGTGACGAGAAGAGCGATGATGCAGCTAAGTCAGCGGCAACACTCAGACTTCATCGCCTGACAGAGGACTATGAAAAGTTCAAGACCGAAAAGCTCGAGAAGAGCAAAAGGAAACATGAACTGCTCAATAGTATCTGTCCAGCGTTGATAACTGCAGGTGCCACACTTACTGCAACGTTCATCTTCGTGTTCATTGAGCACAGAGACTGCATAACAGGTGTAGCAGGCAAAGAAATTGTAAGAGTAGTTCTCGGCGGACTTTTCAACAGAAGACGTTAATTTAGCAAACAACCAACAAGATTTGAGAGGATTTTGGACATTAGTTCAGGTCCTCTTAAGTCATTAATATTTAAAAAGGAGAATAATAATGAAAACTTGGAATGAAACATGCTTAGCTATAGGCAAATCCATACGAAAGCATTCATCGCTGATACTCACAATAGGAGCTTCTGCAGGAGTTATTGGTACGGCAATAGTAGCTACAAGACAAGGTTCTATTCTTGAGCAGAAAAGAACTGAAGCAGAAGCAAAGAAAGAAGATATTAAAAAGTCTGAAGTTATAAAGACTGTAGCTCCTACGATATTTGTTGTAAGTGCCACTCTCGCATGTGTAATAGGACTTTATGTAACAGACCAGAAAAAGCAGGCAGGTTTAGCAGCAGCCGTAGGTGTCGTTAGCGAAAGATTTGCAAGATTCAAGCACAAAGTCGAAGAAAAAGATAAAGAACTTGCTGATTCGATCGATAAAGAAATAATGCAAGAAGAATATGCACGTGCGGTCAAACAGGACAAGAAAAAAGAGCTTCTTAAAACCATAGACGGCAAAGAAATATTCGTAACGGAGATACACGAAGGAGAACCTATACTCTGTTATGATCCTGTTAGCGAGAAGTATTTCTACTCTAGCAAAGAAGACCTTATGCAAGAGAGATACGAGATCAATAGACATTTCTTACTTCAGGACACATTATCTGCAAATGAATATTTAGCGTTCTTAGGACTCCCAGAAGTTGAATGGGGTTGGAATATAGGTTGGTCTACTTACGCTGAATCTGATTATGGTTATAAGTGGATTGACATAGGAATCGAAGAATTTGAACTCTCAGATGACCTTACGATTCTCAAGCTTCGTGTACCGTTTATGCCTCATGATATGGACCCGGATTACGATTGGCTTAACTGCGATTATTATAATGTTCGTTAAATTTACAGGTCCTCTAATGGAAAGGAGGCTATATCTTATGAAGTTAAAAGTAATAGGCATAATAGTTGGATTCATCGGATCGGTGATTCTGGCTATTGCAGATCTTTTAGACTTAAAGAAAGATAACGGCGAGAAGTAAATATAAGATTCCTCGAGCAATTTGTTCGGGGAGTCTTCTGTTTCGCGAAGTTTCAAGGCTCTCTTATGGCAAAAGACACACAACAAATTTATATTAACGGAGGTTAAAATTATGGCAAACAAAATTTTAGACACAATGAAAGGAAAAATAGGAACAGCAATTGGAGGACTTAAAAAGAGTTCACCAGAGCTCCTCATAGTGTACGGTATCGTGGCTATGGGTACGGCGGTTGTGACTGGTATCATTCGTTCGAAGAAAGCTCACGAGGAAGTAGCTGCAAAAGAGGCTATGTACAAGGAGAAGGACGAAGAGATGAGCAAGGTAGACAAGGTGTTTACTCATGCTAAGCATCAGGTACCAACAATCATCTTATTTGCGACAGGTGCAGCAGCAGTGATTGGGTCACACTCGATCCAGAGAAAGAGACAGATAGCACTTGCTATAGCTCTTGAAGCAGCAGAGGCATCAGCAGGCTCTCTTGACGAGAAGGTTAAGAAAGTACTTGCTGATGAACCACTCGAGAAGAATAAGGACAAAAGCGAAGGCAAGACTGGTGATAGAGTAGTAGTGCCTAACGATGAAGTAGTCCTCATTCGAGACGAGTTCACTGGCATTGAGTTCCAGAGCACCATGCGAGAAGTAGATGCGGCCTTAAAGGACGTGAATGCATCTCTCATGACTGGCAATGCGGTGAGTGTGTATAGGTTCTACGAGCTTTTATATGTATCGAAGGGACTTACACAGCAGAATAAGATGATGGGTTGGTGTGCAAATGACAAGTACGGTGGATTCATGCTTGATGTAACTTGGAATGCTGACATTAGAAACGGCAAGCCAATACTTACATTCGAGTATGACACAGATCCCAGTACCGATTATTTGGAGGACGGACCCGTATTATGATGACACGATGCGGTCTATGAAGGAGACAGCAGACTTCTTTGACTGGAAAGTAACAGAGAAGGACTTGTACGAAGCTATGATAACTAAATTTGATGTGGTTAACTTCTGACAAGTGGGGCCTTTGGACAATAGTTCAAGGGCTCTTCTGCTTTCATGCGTCTTTCGCACAATATTCAAGCTATATTATGGATGGCAGAGATGTCGTCCGTAAGTAATATTTTAAATTTTATTAGGAGGAACCAGAAATGGACGAAAACAATTTTGAAGTTCTCGGAAGAGAAGAAACAGCAGAGGAAACAACTTACGAAGTAAGAGAAGTACCGGAAGGATCTTACGATTCATCTGAAACTTCAATAGTTCTTGACACTTCTGTACCTGAAACTAAGAGCAGCTCACTTAAGGACAAGCTCATCGGTGCAGCAATCGGCGCTGCAGTAACAACAACAGTTGTACTGGCAAAGAAAGGCTGGGACTGGGGCAAAGCTAAGAAAGCAGAGCATGCTCAGAAGAAGAAGGACCAGGAGGAGTTTGAGAACTGGAAGAAGGCTCAGAAGAAGAAAGAGGAAGAACCTATCGAGGTAACTGCAGAAGAAGTTGAACCTGAAAAGACTGAAACTGAAGAACCGAAAAAGGAAGAAACCAAAACTGAAGAACCTAAGAAGGACAAGAAGAAATAATACTTAGGAAATTAAGCACTTGGAGGACTTGTATCGAAAGATCAGGTTCTCTAAGTCTTTTAAATCTTTAAAAGGAGGTCCGTAATGGATAAAATAGGTGTTAAGAAAATGGAACCAAATGAAGTCGAGAAAGTTCATGAACCAGAACTTAAGACTGATCGAAAAGAAAAAGTGGTAAAGCCAGTCGCAAAAGCAAAGAAAGCTCGAAAGACTACTTTTCAGTTATTCAAGGACTCATTTATCGCTGACGAAATAGGAGACCTTAGAGAATACATCATCAAGGATTTAGTAGTCCCTATGATAAAAGATGCTATCGTCGATGGAATAGGAAACTCGCTCTCGATGATTCTTTATGGTGAAAAAGCGGATTATCGTTATCGTTCATCAAGATATGGTTCGGATTATCGTTCGTCTTCAGGTGTTAGAAGATACGATTACTCAAGAGGATATTCGTATTCATCCAAACGAGAAAGAGAAGATGACGAAAGAAGATATGCAAAAGCAAGGCAGTGGGAACCTCTCGAATGTGAAAGCAGACAGGAAGCTCTCGATATTCTCGAACAGATGTCTGATATTCTCGAAGAGTACGACAGCGTATCGCTCGCAGATATGTATGATCTTGGTGGAGTAAGTACAAAGCCTGAAGATAATAATTATGGATGGCGTTCACTTACTTCTGCACATATCCGGGAGACAAGGTATCATACATATATTATAGATCTTGCAAGACCGGTTTGTTTGAAGTGAGGTATATTTATGACGATAGAGGAATTTAAGATCTCTTCAAAAGAGAGCAACAACATAGACCACCCAAAGCACTACAACAATGACGGTCGATACGAATGCATAATGGAAATGGAAGTTATGTTCGGACATGAAGCGGTTGAAACATTCTGCAAATTGAACGCATACAAATACTTCTATAGAGCTGGAAACAAAGATGGCGAAGCGAAAGAAAAGGATATTGCTAAAGCACAGTGGTATCTTAATTATATTATGAGTTTTAAATAGGAGGAAATTAATAATGGGTAAGTTACAGTCAGTAATGGAAATGACAAAATTGAAGGTTAAGGCTAATAGTCCTACAATATGTCTTGTTGCAGGCATCGTTACATCTGCAGCGGCTATTGGTCTTACAGTTGTAGCAGGCATAAAGACACCAAGTATTCTCGAACAGAGAAGAAACGACATCGAGGATATTGAAAAGTCAAGAGACGACGAGGACAAGGAATTCGAATACACCGAGGAAGACGCTGAACATGACATCAAAAGAGCAAATGGACAGTGCGTTCTCGATCTTGTAAAGGCGTATTCACCTGCTCTTGGATTATGGTGCTTATCTATAGTCCTTTTCGTAAACGGCAACAGAATACTCGAAAAGAGAAACATGGCTCTTGCTACAGCACTCAACAGCACACAGGCATTCCTTGCTGGATACAGAGAAAGAGTAGCATCTTATCTTGGCAAGGATAAGGAAGAAGAAGTTTATCGTGGAAAGTACAAGAAGTCCGAAATAGACCCAGAGACTGGAGAACTTCATGAAGAAGAACTCGTTGACGAAACAGTAAACTATGTATTCGAAAGGATATACGACGAGAACGTCAAAGCATGGAAAGACTTCGATTGGGAAAACCAGAATACGTTATTCGAAATAGAAAAGTATTTAAATAACAGACTTCAGGAAAGAGCAATGTACAACGGTATCGGTGTAATGACTTTCAACGAAGTATTAACTACAATAGGTTTCCCGGAATGCCCAGAAGGATTCACTCTCGGTTGGTGGTACAATGACGAGCATAGAAGCGTTATTGACTTCGGTCTTAGAAAAGATAGCAGATTCTTCAACGGTATGAGTAAAGAAGCGCACATGACATTTAACGTTGATGGCGATATCATTCAGGTACTCAAGAAGAACGGCATAAAAGAATTATACAGAGCTTAAATAATATTTGGAGGTTAAAATTATGGCAAAAGGTAGACTCGCGGTACTCCTTACTTTCGGAGTAGGTATGGTTATAGGTTATTTAGTAGGTTCAACTATCAAAGAAAGACAGATGAACGATGAAATGGACGAAACCATAAAGGTGACAAGTGATAGACTTGCAAAGGTTTATCAGAAGAAAGAAGACGAACTCAAAGAAGAACGCAAGACTTTCGAAGAAGAGAAAGAGCACTTTGCAGAGGTAAAGCACCAGTTATATTCTGACCTTACAAAAGAAGAACAGATTGAACAGTGCTGTGATCCAGAACTCGGTATCCCTGTAACCGAAGACAACATTCTTAGATATAACATGCTCAAGAGACAGTATTTAAGACTCTCATTTATCGAGAGCGAAGACTTCGAGTGTGGCGTTGTAGAAGACTATACTTTCGATCAGAGATACCTTAAGATGTTCAATGACGGATCTATCTACGACATTGACACTGGCGAAAGAATAGACGATGATGACTCACATATTGGTAACCTTTGTTCAGGTATGGGCACAGGAAAGACTAATGATATTCGTTACATCAGAAACTGGGACAAAATGTGTGACTACGAGATCCACTACGTTAACGAAGACTCAACAGAATTCCTCGGTGAGATGGGATTAATATTCGGAGATGACGAGGAAGAAGACGAAGAACTCAAGCCAATACCAGAAGATGATGGTTCAGACGACGAAGACGAAGAGGAGACTGACGAATAATGGAGATAGATTACGGAAACCTCGAAGATTATCCAAAAGAGTTCATCGAAAATTGGGAAAAGACTCGTAAACCTATATTCGAAGCAAACGTAAAGAAGGCTCTTGCTCGTGACTGGTTTGAAGATCCTTATTTGAATGAGATCTATGACAGAATGATGGGACCGTTCTCAGGACCTAGGATATGGACACGAGTGGTCGAAGCACTCCATTCGAGAGAGTTCACTTATATTATACCTCTTGACGAGAATAGATATAAGGACGGTTTATCTTGGAGGAAGAAGATTGATCCTCATAGATCTGGCCCTTGCACTGTTCTCGAAATGATGTGTGGTCTTGCTGATCGAATGGAAGTAGAAATAATGCAGGATACTCGATACGGTGACAGAACCGCAACATGGTTTGAGGAAATGCTATATTCTCTTGGGTTATATAATTTCTACGATGAGGTATACGATGAACATAAAGTTAAAATGATTATCGATAAGTTCTTGAGAAGAGAATATACAAAAACAGGAAAAGGAGGTTTGTTCACATTCAAGAAACCCGTACCAGGAGACCCACGAAATGAGGAGATATGGTATCAGATGAATTGGTGGGTTAGCGAAAACTTTTAAGAAAAGGAGATAAACAATGCTTGATTTTGTAGTTATAAAAGACACAGTCAAGTCTGGCAAAAGACTAGTAACTCCGTCGTTTATCTCATACACCGAAAATGGCGAACCGGTTAAAGATATTCTTATCAAAGGCCGAGACTTTTATGGGATGTGGGATGAATCAAGAGGGGCGTGGACAACTTCCTTAGCAAGAGCGTATTCGATTATTGATAGGGAAACAAACACCTATCGAAAGGAACACAAAGTAGATCCTACTGTCAATATTGATTACATGAAAGATTGTGACAGTGTTGCTATAGATAAGTTCAAGAAGTTCACGCAGAGGCAGTTAGACGATAATTATGTCCCTCTTGATAGTAAACTAACATTCGCAAATACAACACGTGTTCGAGCGGATTATTGTAGCAAAAGATTATCTTACAGTTTACCTGAAGAAGAAGTAACGCCTAAAATGTATCCTTGTTGGGATTTATTGCTTAGTACACTCTACGATGAGGAAGACCGACACAAGATCGAATGGGCAATAGGATGCGTAGTATCTGGTGACTCGGTAAGAGTTCAGAAGTTCTTCGTATTTTATGGTTCTCCTGGATCCGGTAAGAGTACAATACTCAATATTATCGGGGATATGTTTAAAGGATATACTACATCTTTCAGTTCCGCAGATCTTGTTAATACTAACTCGGCATTTGCTCTTGAACCATTTAAGAATAACCCTCTTGTTGGTATAGAGCATGATGGAGACTTATCGAGAGTAACTGGAAACTGTAGACTTAATTCTCTCGTGTCCCATGAGGGTATGCAGATAAACGAGAAGTTCAAATCTCTTTACGAGAATAAAATACTTGCAATGTTATTCATAGGAACTAACAAAGCAGTAAAGATAACCGACTCTAAAAGTGGATTACTTAGAAGAGCGGTTGACATAATCCCAAGCGGTAGAAAGTTAAATAAAGAAACATACGATAGAGTTATGAGGGATGTTAAAACGGAATATGGTGCTATTGCTAAACATTGTCTTGAAGTATATCTCGAGAACAAGAAGAAGTATAACGACTATATTCCTATAACATTCCAAGAAGAAACTGACGACTTCTTTAACTTCATGCTTGATTACCACGATGAATTCGCTAAACCAGAAGGCATATATTTATCGAGAGCTTGGGATACATATAAAGCATGGCTTGAAGAAGCTAGGATGCAAAATGGCTGCAACAAGAAAGTATTCAAAGTCGAGTTCAGGAAATACTTTAAAACCTATATGAAAGAAAAGGACGGAAGAAAAGACTTCTATCAAGATCTCGACGAAAGGTTGTTTAGAGTATTTGCACAAGACGATGATAAGACTAAGAATATTGTTAAGACAGCTAAAGAACTATCCTGGCTTGATTTCGACGATGTTAGTCCAGAGTATAATGTATTTAACAAAGTTTGTGCTGATTGTCCGGCCCAGCTTGCTAAGAGTGACGGTACGCCAAGAAAGAGTTGGGATAATGTAACAACTACTCTTAGTTCTATCGTGACTACTCAGCTTCATTATGTTCGAGTACCTCTTAATCATATAGTTATAGACTTTGATATACCTGATCCTAAGAACGGTAAGAAGAGTCTCGAACTTAATCTTGAAGCCGCAGCAAAATGGCCAGCAACATATGCAGAACTTTCGAAGAGCGGTAAGGGAATACATCTTCATTATATTTATGATGGTGACCCGTCCACTTTAAGCGCATTATACGACGACAAAGTTGAAATCAAAGTATTCGAAGGTAAACAGTCGTTAAGGAGGCTTTTAACAAAGTGCGTCAATCTTGAAATAGCCCACCTTTCGAGTGGGTTGCCTTTAAAAAAGGAGAAAGATACAATGATTGACGACAAAAATATAGAGGACGAACAGCATCTTCGTAATCTTATTAATAAAGCACTTAACAAAGGTATACATGATTCAACAAAACCGAATATGGATTTCATTGTAAAGATCACGAATGAGTTCTATGAGTCCGGAAAGCACTACGATATTTCGGATATGCACGACGATATATTTGACTTTGCTATGAGAAGTACACATCAGAGTGATTTATGCATGAAGATGGTTGGTAAGATACATTGGAAGTCAGACGATGTTGGTGCATATAAGGAACTTAATGGTGCTCCTCTTGTCCATTTCGATATAGAAGTATTCCAAAATCTGTTATTGGTGTGCTATATGTTCGATGACGACGAGACAGAAACAGTATACGACCTTATAAACCCTACACCATCACAAATTGAAAGACTCTTTAGTTATAATCTTATTGGGTTTAATAACAGGAAGTACGATAATCATATTGTGTATGGTTGTTATTTGGGAGATAGTGTACTTGATTCTTACAATAGATCTCAGTCGATAATCACAAACGGCACAGGATTTATTGGAGAAGCTTATAACTTATCTTATACTGATATTTATGACTTCATTTCGGATAAGAAGAGTCTTAAGAAGTTAGAAATAGAAATGGGCATAAGACATTTGGAACTTGGTCTTCCTTGGGATAAACCTGTTCCAGAAGAGCTGTGGTCTAAAGTTATCGAGTATTGTCATAACGACGTAAAAGCGACAAAGGCAGTATTCCACTATAAAGCTGCAGACTTCACAGCACGAAAGATACTCGCAGATTTGGCAGGAGGTACAGTAAATGATACGACCAATTCGTTAACCACTAAGTTTATATTCGGAAACGATAAGAACCCACAGAGCCAGTTCTACTATAGAGATCTATCAAAGCCAGTATACGCAGAAGACCTTGATCCAGAAACTATAGCGTTCCTCAAAGAAACATTCCCAGAGATGATGGCTGAACCTCATGGAGAAGCTAAATCTCTATTGCCTTACTTCCCTGGATATAAGTTCGAAATGACTGACAAGGGTTACAAGAGCACATATCTTGGAGAAGAAGCAGGCGAAGGAGGATTTGCAGAGGGATTCCCGGGATACTACGAGAACTCTGCGTTACTCGATGTTATGTCGATGCATCCTCATTCGGCTATGGCTGAGTGTATATTCGGTCCAAAGTATACGAAGGCGTTCCACGAAATTGTATATGGCAGAGTACACATAAAACACAAAGCTTGGGATATTGTCGATGAGTATCTTGATGGTAAACTCAAACCTTATATTGAAAAGTGTAAGGCTGGAGAGATGAGTTCAAAAGACTTAGCAAATGCTCTCAAGATAGCAATAAACTCAGTCTACGGACTCACAGCTGCAAAGTTTGATAATCCGTTTAGAGATAAGCGTAACGTCGACAATATTGTAGCTAAGCGTGGCGCATTATTTATGATCGAACTTAAACACGAGTTCATCAAAAGAGGATGGCCTGTTGCTCATATTAAGACAGACTCTATCAAAGTTCCTAATGCGACAATGGAACAGATAAATTTCGTAATGGAATTCGGCAAGAGGTACGGATATTACTTTGAACACGAAGCTACTTACGATAAAATGGTTCTTGTTAATGACGCTGTTTATATTGCTGAATATGCGTCTAAAGAATCTTGTGAAGCTATGTACGGATATTGTCCGGGTGATAACTTCGATCATGGCGGACAGTGGACAGCTACAGGCAAGGAATTCCAGATACCATTTGTGTTTAAGACAATGTTTTCAAAAGAACCTATAACATTTGTCGATAAGACACAGACATTTAGTGTTAGTAAGGGTGACTTATATTTAGACTTTGATGAGGGCGTGGATAGAGTGAAGCGTACGGATCTTGAAATGCAGTTAAAGAAACTCGAAAGTAAGTATAAGAAAGATCCAAATGACACGCTTAAAGCTGAAATTGACGAACTCAAAGACGAACTCACTAAATACCATAACTATTCATACGTTGGTAGAGTAAGTTCATTCGTACCTATGCAATATGGAACGGGTTCTGGTGTTTTATATCGTATGGCAGATGGTAAGGCTAATGCTGCAGCTGGTACAACAGGTTACAGATGGCTTGAAACTGCTATGGTGGAAGGCACCGAACTCGAGGATATGGTTGATATTTCTTATTGGACAGCGATGGTAGACACAGCAAAAGACTCGATCAATCAGTATGTACCTTATGATGAATTCGTTGTGAAGAAAGTACCACCTATCGAAAAGGGTAAGTGCTGTAAGGATTGTGCTCATTGCCCATTTCTCGAAAGATGGGATGCAGAAGAGTTTGTGTCCTGTGCAGAAAACTTTGATCACATTGAGGAATACTCGAAAGAAATAGGCTACGAGGTACTCCCATTCTAATAAATACTAGTTCGCACCATTTTCTTGTCCTTTAATGGCGGAAAGGAGGTGTAAACTTTAGAATGATGTTATTAGGAGTAGTGCTCGTGGCACTAGGTCTATACTTCGTTGCTAAAGGGGCAGCGAATTCTGGCCAAAAATAATTAGGAAAAGGCGTAGGGGTCTATGGAAGATTTGGATGATTTCATAGACTCTTGCACTTTACATATTTAAACTTTTATATTCATTAGGAGGATGTCTAAAATGGCAAGAATTTATGAAACACAGTTAAAGGTAGTAGGTAACATTTTACAGGTTGATGACGCAAAAATCAGATTCAAGAACTTCGAAGGTAGAGGTGACAAGTTCAATCGTGAGGGCGATAGAAACTTCGAATGGGTTATCGAGAATCCAGACCTTGCTGCAGACCTTAAGGAATGGGGTTGGAATGTTAAGGAAAAAGCGGGTCCGGATGGCGATATCTACTGGACTCTCAAGATTAAGATCAAGTTTACTCAGTACGGTCCAAATGTTTTCGTGAAGCTTGACGATGGCCCTAAGATGCGACTCGACGAAGAAACTATCGGTGAACTTGACGAACTTTACATCTCGAGATTTGATATGGACATAAGACCTTACGATTGGGACGTTTCGGGTAAGACCGGTAGAACAGCTTATCTTGACGGTGCATGTGCATATCGCAAGTCAAGAAGTACTAGGTTCACAGACGAAGAGGAGAGATTCTAATTCGCGTATAAATCACCTCCTTTAATGGAAACAATTGGACACGATTTCTTGAAGGAGGAATTTGTATGAATTATGAACTGATTCATTTAGTTGAAACCTATTGTGTAATTGCAATTTTAGTGGTAACTACGATTTGTATATTATCATTAGTATGCGGTATAACAACCGTAATTATTGATAAACTTACAAAAAAGAGTGACAAGAAAATTGACAAGGAAGCAAAAGGAATCAAGGGAAAGAAATGGGACATAAGGACTAACAATGACGACAAAAAGAAGGAGGCTTAATTGACCACGAGGATTTGGATTTAGGTTCAAGTCCTCTTGAGCTTTCTTCTTTATATATTTTTAATTTATTTATGGAGGTTATTAAAATGAACGAAGAAGTAACAAAGGAAGTAGCAAAGAAAGTAGACAAGGAAGTTGTTGAACAGGCGATCGAATTCATTCTCGAAGAGGGCAAGGAACTCGGTTATCAGGAAGCTATGAAGATCTACGGTAAGCAGTACAAGGACATTATTCGTAGAGGCCGTAAGCAGGGTATACTGATAGCTATTATTCTTGGTGCCACAGGAGTGATTGCTTACAAATTCGGTAAGGATAAGGTCGAGGAAAAGATAAAAGAATTCAAAGAGGCCAAGGCTAAAAAGGAACCAATAAACGTAGAAGTGGAAGAAGTTGAAGGAGTCGTGAAGGAGGAATAATTAATGGCAATAGTAAACGACTACAAAGAGGTTATATTTGGAGATTACTGTAGCAAATGTATACATGCAGACAAGAGTGAGCAGGAAGAACCTTGTTTTGAGTGTATTGCTGAACCGGTAAATCTCTGGTCCCATAAGCCAGTAAAGTTTGAGCCAAAGGAGGATTCGAACGCAAATGGATAGGATCGAAATGAGTGAAAAAGACGAGCTCATACGCAAGATAAAAAACCTTGCTGTCGATCCTAGAGATTATTATGACGGTAGGGAATTACTTAAACTGATGGCGTTCTATGGAGTGCATGGTCTTAAAGACTTAACCGTAGAACAGCTAGAGGAGTATTATAATAATGAAAGAGCAACCAAAAATTCTAAGGCCTGAGCAGTTGGAAGCTGTCGACAAAATGAAAAACGGTTGCATACTTAACGGGGGTGTGGGAAGTGGCAAGTCTCGCACCTCCTTATATTATTGGTATTATCGTACTGATAGAAGAGAATTATATATTATTACTACAGCAGCGAAAAGAGATAAGAAAGAATGGATCGAAGAGGGACTGCCTTTTGGGTTCAAAGCTGATGGAAGCAATGTAGTAATAGACTCTTGGAATAATATTCAGAAGTATGCAAAAGTTTATGGAGCGTTCTTTATATTTGACGAAGACCGTATTACGGGTAACGGCAAGTGGGTAAAGACATTCCTAAAAATAGCAAGGAAAAATAAATGGATTGTACTTTCTGCCACACCAGGAGATTCTTGGGACCAGTATATTCCTATATTTATTGCTAATGGTTTTTACAAGAACAGAACGGAGTTTATGCAGGAACATGCAGTATATTGTCCTTATTGTACATTTCCTAAGATTGATAGATGGGTTGGAGTCAATAAACTTGTAAGACTTCGTAATGATATTCTTATACCTATTAACATTGAGAGATACACAGTAAGACATGAAGAATGGATAAACTGTTCTTTTGATAAGATTATGTACAAGAATGTCATGAAGAAACGATGGGATATTTACAAGGATGAACCTATTCAACAGGCGTCTTCACTCTGCTATGTTCTTAGAAGGATTGTAAATGAGGATGATTCAAGACAGACTAAGTTACTTGATATTCTTGATAATGTGGAGAAAGCAATAATATTCTATAACTTTGATTATGAATTAGAAATATTAAAGAGTTTAGGATATATTAAAGGCACAAAAATAGCAGAATGGAATGGTCATGCCCACGAACCTATTCCTAAAACTAAAAGGTGGGTATATTTAGTGCAGTATACAGCTGGATGTGAAGGCTGGAACTGTGTTGAGACTAATACTATTATATTCTATTCACAAAATTATAGTTATAAAGTATTAGAACAAGCAAGAGGACGCATTGATAGAATGAACACAAGATACAAAGACTTATATTATTATCACTTTATATCTAGTTCTAATATTGATATGAGTATTAAAGCGGCACTAAATAATAAAAAGAAGTTTAACGAAGGCAAATTTGCTACGAGATATTTCTAGTTGAATTAAATGAGACTAAGTTGAGGTACGAAACAGGAGGTTAATTATGGAAAAAATGAATCAGGTAAGCGTAACAGAGTTTATGTCAAAGAGCAAGGAAGAAATGTACGACATGGCAGTTGAGATGGTTGAAAAGTATAATCGTCTCGTTGATATCTGCAATGATAGTGCTGAGAGAATTGCTGATATTATTGAGAGACATAAAGTTTATACGTCAGCACTCAATAAAGATATTGCTGACAGGGATGCTATTATAGAGAAACTCGAAAAAGAGATCGAAGGACGTAAAAAAGCTTTCAACGATCTTAGGGAAGAAATGGCAAATAGGTACATTACCATCGAAACCCACAATGATATTTGCAAGACTTACGAGAACAAGGTTGATGAACTCGAGAAAGAATACGAAGAAATAACAAAGTCCCGCGATACTTGGTTCGAAACTGCAGGAAGCCATTCAAAGACTATCATAGAACAGTCGAACACAATCAAGAAACTCGAAGAAAAAGTTGAAAGACAGAGAGAAAATCTTAATGCTATCAATAAAACTATTGAAATAAAGACTAAAGAAAACTACCGTCTTATCACTGTGAAGAACAATCAGGAGAAAGAAATTGAAGCTCATGAGGCAGAGAATGCTAGACTTACTGAGAAGATCATGGAGAAGAATGAGTCTATCAACACCAGTAATGAGGCAATCATAAATCTTCTCGGTGAGCTTAATGAGAAATGGAAGCATGAAGAAGCAGCCCATGAAAAACTTGTAGAAGGTTTAAGGGAAAACATTGGCTATTGGAGAAATAAGTACGTAGCGGCTCAGGAAGAGATTGATAAGTTAGACGGTGACCTTGCTGATGCGAAGAACCAGAACGAATCGTTTATCAAAGAGCTTAAAGAGGAGAATGCTAGACTTGAAAAACTTAAAAACAAGGAGGACGATCATGGCAGAACAGGATTTGAAAGATATATTAAGTACATTATCAGCACAGAGGAAACGAAATTCAAAGCAGAACTCAACAGGAAGTTCTCGGAAGAAGTCTCAAAAATCTCGAGGGAAAGGACGGAAGAAGAACTCGCCAAGGCTAAGCTGAATGGCATCCCTTGTGGTGAGGATTCGATTGAGTGATTCGTGGAGTTTTCATCTTCTTTAATGGAGGTGATAACTATGGTAACTTTATTTGGAAAAGAATATTATGGCGTAAGTGTAAAAATTGATTGGATGTTCGATTCAATTTACTTAGACTGCCATTATGATATTCAAAGTGGTAAAGTGCTTAGAGATATTTACAAACTCAACGACAATGAAGATGGGGTTGAAAAAATATCTTTCGGTTTACACATGATATCTGATGGCAAGATAGCTATAGTGAACGAAAACGAAGAATTCAAAGCAGTTTGTTACAATATGAGAAACCCAAAATATTTATTCCAGTTACAGAGGTTATTAACATTATCAAAACCATAATTTAAGGAGACGGTCCCTGATTCGAAATACAGTCAGGGGCTGTTCTGTTTTGGAGGTTATAATATGAATACAGCAGTAAGTTTACCAAATAAAAATGACGATGAGGCTACAAAGATAGCTATGGGTTATAGGTGGTATATTTTTGAAGGCAATGCCGAAGGTACTTGCGCGGATATGGTGTTACTGTCGGAAGAGGAAGCAGAAGTTATCAAGAGATTCTTCAAGAACAGGATTTCTTTCTATGACGAGGGATATGCTGGAACTTATGATATGTTATCATGTGGGCCTTTTAACTCAAAAGAGGATGCGGTTAATGGGTTTATTAAAGCTGGTGAAAGGACTAATGTTTTTGGAGGTGCATACAGACTCGGGGATCCTGATGATCTTGTAGGTGAGTTTAAAGATATGTATAAGGAGGAGGAAGAATGATAACCGATAAGAACAATGAATTACGTTTTTGCCACTCTCTCGGAATCAGGAAGTATTTTGAAGGCTACAAGCCAGAAGACCATCCGGAACTTCTCTTATCTACTCCTGATACGGTTGAAAAGGATAAGAAATGGTATGGATTTGAATCTTATGCTGAGGGCAGTAGTCTTGATGCGGTGCAGCTTACTAAAGAAGAGTTCGCTATAGTTAAGAAGATCTTTGATACAGGAGAAACTCTTTATGATGAAGGGTATTCGGGAAGCTTTTCGTTATTTGGTTCTACTGATGGCTATGATTCAAAACTTGATGTGTTGAGAGAATACGCAAAAGAACGCTATATTCACCGTGAGGACATAACTGATGAGGACATGGCTATGATAATAGAAGAAGAACAGAATGAAAAACTTATTCGATAAGGAGGAAGAAGAATGACTTTAGAAGAAGCTAAAAAGGTTAAAGTTGGAGATAAGATAAGCGTTCCTCATGAAGGCAGACAATTAAATGCGGAAGTTGTTGATGTAATTAATAACAGAGGACTGATATATTTTGACCTCAAGTGTGACAACAACGGCAAAGAGCTATTCATATATCGTAAACCTCGTAGCTCATGTTGTATCTTAAGTGCTGACGAACTTCAAGAAAGGCATATGGCACTCTTTAGAAGGATTCAGGAAAGAAAGAAGAAATGGTATGTTTTAGAGCATCATGCAGAAGGATTATTTGCCGAATTAGCACAGTTTACCGAAGAAGAAGCCAAGCTATTCGAGAGGATTCTTAATTATACTGATGATACTGTCGAATTCTATGACGGAGGGCATTCTGGTTTTATGACTATCAGAACCGATCTTGGAGGATTCGACACTAAGAAAGAAGCTATTAAGAAGTGGCTCAGTGGTGTTACTAATTGGAACTATGATGATTTGATCGGATATGACAAGTATGCCACAAGTGGAGAATGGTTAGATAAGTTTGATAAGGAGGAAGAAGAATGATTAAATTTGGAGCATGGGCTATTCCAGGGCTTTGTGAATGGAAGTTTGCTATCGAGGGAATGAGAAATCCCATGAACTCTTGGGATAAGTCGGATTCAAAGACAAAGGGAAAGCATGGATATATTGAGTTAGGCGAGAATGATTTGGGTTTGGCGACGAGACTTACAGTTGCTGGTTCTGAACACAGAAAGTTTCTTAGAATGCTCAATGGTTATGTTCGTATCACTGCACCTTTGTACTATTTTAAGGAACTTGACACTTATAAGATAGGGACCGTTTGTAATTCTTGTAGTACGATGCATAAGATTACAGCAAAAGAATTCGTACTCGACGACTTTTCGTATGATCATTTATCAGATGTTTCTATCGAATGCTTGAAAACAACTATAAGACAGCTTAATATTCTTAGGAACTTATATTTGAATTCTAATGACAATGTTATTAAGAAACAGTATTGGTACGAGATAATTCAGCTTCTTCCTTCGAGTTATATGCAGACTCGTAATTATATGTTCTCCTTTGAGACTCTCCTTAATATATATATGCAGCGAAAGGGTCACAAGCTTGATGAATGGAGAGAGTTCTGTAAGGAAGTTAAGACTATCCCTTGGCTTAAGGAGCTTATAGAGGAGTTGGAGGAAGAATGAATATGGGACCAGAGTTTAATGAAAAATTACAATGGGCTAGATATTTACAGCTGCAGCACGACGAAGAACGTAGAAAAGAAAAGGTTCGTATTGCAAGAATAGAAGAGGAACGAAAGAAAGAGGAAGAGAACAAAGACATAGAAAATAAGTACATGAATTACGAGGTTGAAGAGCAGGAAGAGAAGCCTAGGGATGAGACTAGAGGAGTTGGAAGAAGAATGAGCGAAGAGGACGAATATGAAAAGGTTATCTTATATGCAGACGGTGCGCCTTATCAAGTTGTAGATTTAAAAGATCTTGAGCATATGTCGGAAGAAGAGTATATTAACAGGCTCAAAGACTCTTGGTCTAAGGAAATACATTACAAAGATATTGAAGAGCTTACCCTGTCAAAGTATTATAACTACGAGGTTGAAGAGCAGGAAGAGAAGCCTAGAGATGAGACTGATTGGCCTTCGGTTATTTTTAGGGTCACATATTGGGGCATTCTTATTGGAATACTGATATTTGCAATAGTTAAAGTATTTAATGGAGGTTAAGAGATGTCAAAGTTTAAAGTAGGAGATATTGTAAGAATAATAGGTGCAGAGGATACGCTTATTGTGATATATCCTCAGGTTCTTGTTAATAGTTCAGCACTTGGAGATATGGTCATTACAAGAATTATGGAGGAGATAGAAGAGTCACCGTTTGCTTGTGATAAAGGGAAGAAGTTAAACAAAGTAATGGTAACTATCGAAAGATGTGATGGCCATAACTTCATAACGTGTATACCTAACAGCAATGAGACATTAGACCACAGTTATATTACTTTGGATGAATCAGATTTAGAATTAATAGCGGATAGGAGATGCTAGCGGTATAATCACACTCTTTAATGGGAGGTGAGTACTTTGAGTATTGAACGATTGACAAATGTGGTCAAAGATGCACTCGAATCTAGGTTTATTAGTGACGATGAGCGAGTTGAAATGATTGTATCAGTTGTTGAACAGGCTTTCGATGCTAAGAACGCTAAAATTGAAATGTTTGAACGTATGATTAAACGTAGAGACGAATCAATTCAGCGTTATGTAGAAGAATGTTTAGAACTATACAAGAGAGTAAATAGACTCGAGAAATCTATAAAACCTTCTAACGACAAAGCACGTAGAGCACAGGAAAAACTAAAAGAGTCAGAGTTCGAACTAGAGAACTACAAACTAGAAAACGATCTTCTGAAAAAGAAGATTGAATTACTTGAGCATAAACTAGCTCAGAAATAATAAGTTTAAGATTAAGAGATCTATGGTATATATTATCGTAGACTCTTATTCTTTAAGGAGGTTTTAATTATGTCAATGACTTTAGACAAACACTTTCACATTTACAAAGCTACAAAGAAGACCGCACTCGGTCAGACTGAGATTGGGTATTACTACTCTGACTCAAGGGTTAAAGTTGCTGAGTATCTTGAGAAGTGGGATGTGGATTTTGATCAGATAGTAGTGGTGCCTGTGATAAACATTGAAGAAGATATTAAGGTTGGTGGCAGGGTACATAAGCCGACACTTAATGATGAGACAATAGGAAAGATATTTAAAAGATTTTGGAAAGGTGAAGATTAATGGTAAAAACTAGAACAGTTGCGATTTGCGACATTTGCGGATATATGGTTGATGCGGTAGAAATAGAAAACGGAATGGACTACGGTACTCCTGACACTTGGGAACACGGTAAGAGCGGTAACATTGATATCTGTCCACGCTGTGCTAAGAAGCTTGAGAAGCCTGAATGGAACTATCGTGGAACTCGTGACAGTCTTGTGAAAGGATTCAACTATGCAGACGCAAGAAAGAAGTAAAGCTATATGGATATTCTGTTTGCTCTGGGTTTTGGAGTGGAATGGAACGATTAAGCCATCATATTCGCGAGTGAATCATCTTCTCTAATGGGAGGTGATAATGATGAGCGAATCAGAAAACTTTATATTTGCTATACTTTTCACTATGGTATATACTATAGTAAGTATGCTTATGAGTTTTAGATTATCGGAAGTACTTGATAGCGAGGCTAGTATTGAGAAACTTACTAGACACTTTCTTGTATGGCCAATAGAACTATTATTCATATTTATACTTAGTTTAAAGATATACTTATGTGAGAAGTATAATATTAAATTAAAGTTAAAAAGAAAGTAGGAATTATCATCGCAGAACTTTAAAGGACTTGGATCTTATGATTCAGGTTCTTTATTGTTTTGTTTTAAGGATTTATTTGAGAAAGGATTTTAGTTATGATGTATTGGAGTTTTTGGAACAAGATAAAGGGATTCTGTAAGAAGTATAAAGTTTATATTTCGATAAAGAATGTTGGAGAGGATTTAATGACTGTTAGACTCGAAGAACCCATGAGCCATATGAAGTGGTATGAAACTTGGAACTATTGCAAAGAAGACGAGAGTGAGTTTCTTGCAAGACTTGAAGGGGCATGTAGAGATGCGAGAAAAGATCTCAAGAAGTTCGAAGATATTGGGTATAATATTTCGCATTGATTTCATCTTCTGTAATGGAGGTGAAAGTAATGATCAAAAGATTATTTAAAGATCCGTTAGACTGGATTACAATCATAGGAATATTATTCGTATTTACTGATATGATTGCCTCATTAGTAGGTGAAGAACTATTTGGTTCAACAGCATCATCGGCAATTGGAATAGCACTTATGGTTGTGCACGGTCTAGGAACCGTAATGCTTTTGAGAGAGCACACCAAAGAAAACTATAAATAAGAGTTTAAGGACCATTTGGACAATTAGTTCAGTGGTTCTTATTCTTTTATATATTTAATTTAAGTTGGAGGTTATATTAATGAAAGAAAAGGTTACTGCAAAGAAAAGAGAGGCAAAGATATTCTTCTCGCTGCCATTCAAGAACAGGACAGAGGATGAAGTTACGGCTGATGTTAAGAGGATGTACAAGGCGTTTATCAAAAGATATCGTAATGAATTCTTCGATGAGGAGTGTGAAGTTAAGTTCGTGACAAACTGGGATTACACCGCACCTGCTGATTCGAAGAACGCTAGAGCTAATCAGATTGGCGAGGCTATCAAGAGGATGAGTGAGTGTGATATTGTGCTATTCCATCCGGATTGGAAATTTGCTAAGGGTTGCGAAGTAGAGCATCTGATGTGTGAGATTTATAAAATGCCGTATATTAACATGGAGGATATTTGATATGAAGTTCGAGGATAAAGTAAAACTTGGTAAGGAAGCTATTGGAAAGTTAAGGGCAGGTATGGATATGGGCGACATTATGCATGCTCTTGTGATGACTTGTATGGTGGATACTATTACTTGTCCTGATGGTGAAGAGGCAGATCCTATTGAGATAATAATACTTGGTACAAATGAGGACACTATCGAGAGAACCGCAAATGATATGTACGAGAACATGATAAAGTTTGAAGATGGCGAGAGAGATCTTGAGTATAAGCAAATGGTGAATACGGTTAAGGGGCTTGCAGAGAAACTTGGTAAGCCAGAGGTCATTAGCAATTTCTTGCCGGTCCGTACACTTATTGGTATGGCGATGGTCAAGGCTGGCGAGAGAATGATGAGAGGTGGATCATGATGAGTCGGAAGTATTATCCTAGAACTTGGAAGTACTCGTTAGGTTCTATTAGCAAAGAGTTCTACGAGAGTGAAGAGTATGAAAATAGGATGTATAATCTTAAACTAGTGGATGAGGATGACTACCGTGATATTATTGTGGACATTGGTAATGTTGATCTTTACTGCAAGGATATTGGACTTAGAACTTTCGAGGTTAAGCGCTGGATTGACGGAAAGAGGAACATTAATTATAAGGACCTTGATAGACTTTATAATTATATGGTTGATCATACAATATGCTTCTACCACGATAAGAGTAGATATTCGCCAAGTAAGTTATTGTCCGCAGAAGTGGTTACGAGATCTATTGAGTGGTTTATTGTTAATGGACTTATGAGTTATGAGTATATTTCTTGGGGCACTCATATTAGTGAGAATAAGTTGAGACAATGGATCGATGAATGGGATTTTAGAGGTCTTACCTATTCTAAACTAAAAAGAATATGTGACTTTGTTCTTGACAGGTTAGATAAGAATATTGTCGATGAGGATAGAGAGGATGAAGTATTACTATTGGTACCTTAAAACATAATCGCCCCCTTTGCGTTAATTTATATATTAATAAAAAATATTTCACGTAAGGGTTTTTACACAGTATATATCACAAAAAAAGTCCCGTACTGTGGTACGGAATATCTGTACTATGATTTAGGGAGGTATACGAGATGGAACAAATAGATATTATGCTTCTGTTTACCGAGAAACATACTGAGCTATCGAAAGATGTATCTCATTACCTAATGCTCGATAATAGTGAGGCAATAGAAATACATTACAAGAATGGAAAGGTACAAGTATGGAGTTACTACGATGATATTCTTGTAACTGTTAAAGATCCTGTCGTGTAGTATTCATCTCCTTTAGTGGAGGTGAACGTAATGACAGAACACGATTTTAAATTTATGTGTAGAGTCATCATGCTTACGATAAGATCACTGGTCTTCGTACCAGCTGCGATTATTGTAGGTATGGTGGAGATACTTGCAAAAGAAATCATGAATAATATTACTTAAGTTTACTTTAGCCCTTGTGCAGTTTACAGGGGCTTTTATTTTTATAGCGTTATATCGTCTCAAAAACATATGCTATAATGGAAAGGAGGTTATTTATATGAAACAGGCTATAAAAATCTACATAAGTAGTATTGTAGCATCTGTAACCATTATGATTGCATTATTATTTGGTCTTAGAGACAATAAGCGAGTAATGAACAAATATAAAGATATATTTGATACCATTAACGCTATGCCTTTAGGACAGGGAATAATAACAACAATATTGGTTATACTGATGTTACCAGTTATATTGCTTGGTAGTTTATTTACCGAACTAGCAAACAAATTCAAAAAGTAACCAAACCGAAGAGGTCTTGTAATTTACAGGCCCTCTTCTTAATTCTCGACACAAAAACAATTCGCGTAAAAATCATGCCCTTTTATGAGGAGAGATAAAAGATGCCCCGTTTTCGAGGTATTCGAGATCTAAATTAGTTTAGATTACTATCTCTCTTCATCCTTTCCTAAATCATATATTCTGAATGGAGACCAGATATTTATGAAAGAAAGCAAACCTGAACGAGATTTCCAAAGGAGTCTCATCAAAGAACTGAAGGACCGGTTCCCTGGTTGTATCGTAGCAAAAATGGATGCTGGATATATTCAAGGGATTCCGGACCTTCTTATTCTTTACAATCATCATTGGGCATTACTCGAATGCAAGAGATCAGCAAATGCAAGTCATAGACCCAACCAGGATTACTATGTTGATATTTGCAATAAGATGTCATTCTCAGCATTCATCTACCCAGAGAATAAGGAGGAAGTATTAAGTGGAATGGAAGAAGCATTCAAATCTTAACGGCAAGCATGCATGTCTTAGTCCGTCTCAACCGTGTTGGCTTAAGTACGATGACGAAAGACTCATGCAGTATGTCGCAACACGTAAGGCAGCAGAGAAAGGAACAGAACTTCACGAATGGGCTGCGAAGACAATTAAACTTGGAATCAAGCAAGCAGTACCAAGAGGAAAAGTAAAAACACTTCAAAGTTATGTGAACGATGCAATAGGATTTCATATGGATCCAGAAGTCATGTTGTATTATTCGGATAACTGCTTCGGGACAGCGGATGCTATCAGCTACCGAAACGGAGAGCTTCGCATACACGATTTAAAGACTGGCACAGGTCGTATACATCCTGAACAGCTTGTTGCGTATGCCGCACTATTTTGTTTGGAATATAGGGAAGACCCTGAAGATATGAGACTTATAGAACTTCGCATTTATCAGAACGACGAGATATTAATCTTAGACGTTACAGCAAGTGATATTAGAGAAGCTATGGAACGTATCAAAGAAGAAGATGCCCTTATTCAAAAATCTATGTATAACTAGAGTTAGAAAAGTTAGGGGGTAATCAATGTGAACCAGACGGCCGCTGAGCTCACAGAAATTTACGAAGCTATAATGGAAGGTAAAGGTGATGAACTATTCCACTATGGCAAGAAGAGGAGATCAGGACGATATCCTTGGGGTTCTGGAAAGGATCCTTATCAGCACGGAGATAATCGAGACTTTTTAGGTAGAGTCGACGAACTTAAGAAGAAAGGTTGGACCGAAACTGCTGAGAACGTTTACAAAGAGTTTGGAGTATCTCTCAACGAATACAGATACGAAAAGAGTATTTGCGTTAATGAGAGAAGACAGGAGAAATATGCAAGAGCGTGTTCACTTCGAGATGATGGACTCAATACATCTGAAATTGCAAGAGAGATGGGTGTAAACGAAAGTTCAATAAGAAGTCTGTTCAAGGAGAGTTCTGTAGCAAAGATGAACGAAATCCATGACACAGCAAAGTTTCTTAAAGAACAGGTTGACGAGAAGAAAATGATAGATGTTGGTAAAAATGTTGAACTCGAATTAGGAATAAAGAGAGAACGACTCGATACTGCCATCTATTATCTTGTTGGCGAAGGCTATCATGATTACGGTAACAGAGTACCACAGGCGAACAATCCATCTCAGATGACTACACAGAGAGTTCTTGCTGCTCCTGATGTTGAGTTCAGAGAGATTTATGATTACGATAAGATTAAGACCATCACTGATTATAAGTCTGACGATGGAGGAAAGACGTTCAAGAAATTCCAGTATCCAGAGAGTCTTGATTCAAAGCGTTTACTTGTAAGGTATGCTGACGACAAGGACCCTGATGGTTACAAAGGTATCGAGAAAGACGGTATCATCGAGATCAGACCTGGTTGTAAGGATTTAAGTCTTGGCGATGATAGATATTCTCAGGTACGAATCCTTGTTGATGGTACACACTATCTTAAAGGTATGGCTGTATATTCTGATAACTTGCCTCCAGGAATTGACGTTGCCTTTAACACAAATAAGACAAGAGAAAAGTGTCCTGAACCTAAAGACTGTCTTAAGAGTGTAGACAAGAACCTTAAGAAAGATCCTACAAACCCATTTGGTTCTGCTATCAAGCCAGATGGACAGTACGAATACGTTGATGAAAAAACTGGTGAAAAGAAGCTTGGTCTTATCAACAAACGTGCAGCACAGGGCGACTGGGCAGAGTGGGATGACAAACTTCCTTCACAGTTCCTTGCAAAACAGTCAACACAGCTTGCAAAGAAACAGCTCGATCTTGCTAGAGCAGATAAGAAGGATGAGTTTGATGACATCATGTCTATAACTAATCCTACTATTCGAAAGTATTATCTCAATAAGTTCGCTGAAGGTTGTGATAAGAATGCCGTAACACTCTCTGCTGCAGCCTTACCGCATCAGAAGTATCATGTTATCTTACCAATCAACTCCCTAAAAGATAACGAATGCTTTGCACCTCAGTATCCAGATGGTACTAAAGTTGCTCTTGTTCGCTATCCGCATGAGGGCATATATCAGATTCCTATTCTTACTGTTAATAACAAGAACAGATTAGGAAGAAAGATTATTGGTACTGATAGTTATGACGCTGTCGGTATCAAGAGTAACATTGCAGAACAGCTGTCAGGTGCAGACTTTGATGGTGATACTGTAATGGTAATCCCAACACACGATCCAGAAGGCAAGGTAAAGATCTCTAACAAGGAACCACTTAAAGGTCTTGTTGGATTCGATTCCAAGTCTTATCAGTATGATTCTATTAACGATAAAGGACAGTACTGCCGAAATGGTATACCTTTCAATCCAATGAATCATGCAACAACACAGAAACAGATGGGCATCACAGCTAACCTGATCATGGACATGACAATGGCAGGAGCTAGTGAAGAGGAACTTGTGCGTGCAACTAAGCATTCGATGGTAGTCATTGATGCAGAGAAGCACCACCTTGACTGGAAGCAGAGTGAGAAAGACAACAACATTGTTGAACTCAAGAAGAAGTACCAGATTAAGACCAATCCTGATGGCTCTGTTAAGATTGATCCTAAGACAGGCGAACCTGAGTATGGCGGCGCAGCTACCCTCCTCTCTCGTGCTAAGAGTGAGGCAGACGTACCTAAGAGACAGGGACAGCCTAAGGTCAACGAGAAAGGTAAAGAATGGTATGACCCTACCAAGCCAGAAGGTTCACTCATCTACAAAACAGCTCCTGATTCACAGAGATTCTATACTAAGACTAAAGTCAAGAAAGATGGAACTGTTGTAGAAGAAGTGCATGAGAGGACGGACAAGAGTACTAAGATGATGGAGACAGAGGATGCAAGAACACTCATCTCTAAGAAACGTACTAAAATGGAAGTTCTTTATGCAGATTATGCTAATGACATGAAACAGATGGCAAGAGATGCACGTCTTGAGTTAGTACATACTCCTAACATGACTGTTGATAGGGCTGCTAAGAAAGAGTATGCTGCAGAAGTAGCGTCCCTTAACTACAAGCTTAATGAGGCCCTCAAGAACAGTATCAAGGAGCGTGCTGCAAATAGACAGTCTGCTGCTAAAGTTAGGGCTGCTATTGAAGCTAATCCTGATCTTAAAGACAATAAGAAAGACTTACAGAAGCTTAGACAGACATCTGTTGCTGAAGCTCGTGCAGAACTTGGTTCTAAGACACGTAAAGAGCGTAACATTACTCTTACTGATAGAGAATGGGAAGCTATACAGAAAGGCGCAATAACAAGCTCTGCATTAGAGAAGATACTTGCTAACTGTGATCCTGATGACTTACGTGCAAGAGCTACACCAAAAGAATCTAATGTTCTTAGTAAAGCAAAGGTAGACCACATTAAAGCTCTTGCTGCAAGTAACTATACAATTGCTGAGATTGCAGACAGACTTGATGTTAGCGAATCAACAATTACAAAATACATTAAAGCGAAAGAAGCGTGAAAACGATGAAAGCTTGTGCACTAACAACAATTGACAATCCTTGGTCACCTTTCACGCAATTCCGTGATTGGTACAATTATGATGAAAGTCATGATTATGGAAGTTGTTCAATTGTTGACAGACTATCGCATACAACAGATGATATGACACTCGTTGAAGAAGCAAAAGAGATTGAACGAGCAATACTTTCGTTCGTTGAAGCTGATCCAACAGGTTTGTACATTGCTGTTTATGATGATGAAGACTTAGATCTCACACCTTTAGAGTACGATGAGAATGATTCTATCAACGAACTCATTCTTGCAGGTACCTAGAGAATATCAATAAGACCCTAAGGGGGGTCTAATATAATATCCACCCCCTCCTGTTT